GTATTCAAAGCCTTCGGCGTGATAGCAGCGTAATGTCCAACACCATCCTAGACTCGCAATACGCCAGCCCCAATGCGCTGCTGACTTCGCACGGCTTCCCGGTGAACACGTCTGGTAATACCGTGCTGCTCAGTCACAGCCCTGCTGGGACGTACCCTGATCCGGGTGGCGACGACACTCAGCCCGCCGCATTCAGCTTCGGCACCAACCCGACAGGGCTTGCGCTCAGTGCTGGAACGCAGACATCTGATGCCGCCACAATCACTGACATCACCGCTGCTTCAGCGTTCACCTTCACCGGCACTGATGGCTCGTGCGAGTGGCGGAAGTACACGTCTGGCGCGTGGAGCAGTTGGGGTTCGGCGGGTAGCGGGTCTTGCATCAACAACGACCAGCTACAGCTTCGCCATACCGCAGGAACCGGCTATTCGCAGACGGTCAGCGGGACGATCACGTTCACGTCTGGGTCTGTCTCAGCGACGTTCTCGTCTACGACTATTGCGGCCAGCGGCACAACCCTGACCCACGGGGCGGAGTTCACGATCACCTCTGCAAGCTTCGGTTTGACCGGCGACCAGTTCGGAACGAAGCCTGCGAATACCCCGTACTTCCACTGGAATGGGGACAGTACCACTCCGACGTTCTCTGACTCAGATGGCCGGAATCCGGGATTCAGAGCATCGGGTGCGGTGGATATACCCGTGGTCGCTACTCCCAATGCCAGTAGGCTTACACATTACTGGGCGGCAAGTCGTGGGTTGGCTAATGCAACCCCATATGATGCGATGGTTGAGGTTGATGTTAACCATCCTGCTTCGTGGGGCACTGAGATCTACACCTCGTTTTATCATCGTCTGAGTCCAACGTGGACTTCAGGGACGAATACAGGTGATCCAGACAAGCAGATCAAGCCGTGGGCGTGGGACCACAATGGGGGCTATTACACTCCGCCAAACTCGTTCGTCGGGATAGCCGACATAGATGAGAATTACGGGGATGTACTTGCTGGCGATGGCGAATATCGGTGGACTCTCTCCGGCACTATGGACACGACTGTTAGTACCTACGGAATCGCTGCGACCAATCCGATAAAAGGCTGGACTCGACTTGAGAGCATCATGCGGATCAGTCCGACTGATGGCTGGGGCCATGTGTTCGAAACTACAACTGTCGGCAATCGCGGCAGGAACCGGGCGCTGCCGAGATCTGATGCCTCCAACGGGCCAGATTGGGCTATGCCCGACTCACCACCATCACAGACTTCGATCATGTGTGGCGGGTATATACGAGATTGGGGTGTGGACAACTACTGGTACTTCACAGATATTTTCATTGACATAGGCTCGACTCGCATCGTTCTAGGCAACGCCAACACGCTCTCTGCCTGCACGATGCTGGAACCACAGCCGTATACCGCGTGGGGAACTGCTGCAATCACGCTCAAGGGGAACTGTGGTGGATTGACTACCGGTAGCACAGGGTATCTGTACGCAATGACTGGGCAGAACACGCAGCTTGGCACGCCTTTGGCAGTAACTATAGCGGGATGACCCTGACATGAACTACTTCCGCAACATCCTCCTCTGGTACACCGGCTTCAGCTGGTTCGATGGGCTGCCATTCAAGCGCGACTGGACTGCTGACTCGTGGAAGTGGCGTCTGCTCTACACCATCGACTATGGCAGCCACGTCCTGACCGGCGGCGCAGTCGTGAGCTGGTCCCGCTGGTTCTACGACAACCGGGATCGCTACAAAGCCGCCAAGTTTCTCGACCGGCTGCTCAACCATTTCGAGGACAACCACGGGCGCTCGGCTGGCCCGCCGTTGTGGGGTTCAAAAGACTGCGACATGAAGCAGCGACTGTTAATTATCGGTGCGCTGTTCGCGGCGTGGTTTCTATGGGCCTGAACAACAAAAGGAACGGGTGCAGTGGATGAACAGACACAGGTCAAGGCGTTTCTTGAATCTGGAGTGGGCGGTGGGATCGCGTGGGTTGTCTCCACGATTGTGGCAGCGCTATCTGCTGCGCTGGCTGGGCTTGCCCGTAGAACATGGAGCCAGCATGAGGCGCGGCTGGGTGCCCTTGAGGAGTTGTGCATGATCCAGCACAAAGAGGCGCGGCACGGCCTGAACCAGCACGCGGTTGCGGACGCGGCCACGCACGACGCGATACGCAAGGAACTGGCAACGGAACTGCGGGCAGTGTACGCGAAGATCGACAGCACCAACGAGGCTGGCGAGCATCGGGCGGAGGCCCTGAGCGAGCAGATGACCTTGCAGCACGGGCAGATCACTGCGCGGGTGGACAAGATTCTTGAACTGATGGTTGGGGGCCGCTAGGGGCGGGGCACAGCAGGTATCTGTCGATATTCTTTACATCACGTCAAAACCAGGGTACTGTTCTGCACCATGTCCAATCAGCCTGTCCAGCTTGTCAAGTACGATGAAGAGCTTAGGCTCGTCTTCGGCTGGGCCAACGTCTCCGCCTACGATGGAACTGAGGTTGTCGACAGTCAGTCAGACAGCATTCCAGGCGACGTCCTGACCAAGGCGTTCATGTCCTTCATGGACAACGACCGTACCGGCTGCGCCATGCACCTACGGAACGAGGACGGCACCCCAGTCGGGGTTGGCAAGATCCTGTTCGCCTTCCCCTTTACCGCGGATATCAAGAAAGCCCTCGGGATAGACATCCCGCAGGATGGCGTCCTGATTGGCTTCCGCGCCGATTCCGATGAAGTTTGGAAGGCTGTCAAGGAAGGCAAGCTCCAGGCGTTCTCCATCGGCGGCAAGGCAACGCGTGAGGTGCTCGAGACATGAGTACGCCAGCCCGGAAGAAAGCAAGATTGACGGACCTCGTCCTGACAGAGGTCTCTTTGGTTGACCGTCCAGCGAATCCGCACGCCACGGTCGTACTTTTCAAGCGGGATTCTTCTACTGAGGAGACGGACATGGACGAACTCAAAAAGCAGTTGGACGCCGCGATTGCGGAGAAGGCCACCCTGGAAGTTGCGAAAGCTGCAGCGACCAAGGAAGTTGCCTTCCTGAAAGACAGCCTCGAGAAGCTCAACGCCCGCGTGACCGCGGCCGAAGCCGAGCGGGACGCCCTGGCGAAGGCCGAAGCCGAGCGCAACCCGAAGCCTGTCACCCTCCCGAAGGAAGTGCAGGAGCAGATCAACAAGGCCCTGAAGGATGCGGACGACGCCCGTCAGGAACTGGCCAAGATGCAGGATGCCACCGACACGGTCATCTACGTCGCCAAGGCCAGTGAGCTGAAGAGCCTCACGCAGAAGCCGGAAGAGTTCGGCCCGCTGCTGAAGCGCGTTGCCGGCAACAAGACCACTGCCGAAGACGTCGCAGTGCTCGAGACCGTGCTCAAGTCTGCCAACGCCACGATCGCCACCTTGCTGAAAACGCAGGGCAGCGACAATGGCCAGCAGGCGGGTGAAGCCACCGCGAAGCTGGATACGCTCGCGAAGGCGCTCGCCAAGAGCGGCAGCATGACCTACGAGGCGGCCTATGCCGAGGTCACCAAGGCCAACCCGGAACTCTACACTCAGTACGTGGCGGAGAGCCAGTAAGTACTGCCCGTCACCCTGGATCTGAGGAGATCATCATGTCGTACACTGAAGTTCTTTCAACCATCACACTCGAGGCCGCGGGCACCATCCCCATCTACGGCGTTGTTTCCGTGGATGCGAACGGCAAAGCGGTCGTCACGCCAGCCGCCGGCACCAGTGCGGCCATCGTCGGTGTTGCGCAGAATCCGGCGGCTGCCGGCGAAGCAGTCACCGTGGCTGTCTCTGGCATCAGCAAGGCTATTGCTGGTGCGGCTGTCACTGCAGCGACGGCTGTTGCTGTGAGCACCGCCGACGGTCGTCTCGCAGACATCGGCGCGGACAAAGCTACCCGCTACGTTGTCGGCTTGGCCCTGTCTGCCCAGGCGAACGCAGGCCAGTACTTCACGTTGCTGATCAGCCCGAACCGCACCCTCGATACCATCGTTTAACGCACCTGACAGACAGGTAAGGAGAGACCAGCATGACAACCCCAAACCGGTCAATGGTGCACGTCAGCCGCCCCTTGACCAATATCAGCGTCGCACACGTCCAGAGCGCCGATGCGTTCGTCGCATCGCGTGTGTTCCCGATCATTCCTGTTTCCAAGCAGGCGGATCAGTACTTCCGCTACAACCGCGGCGACTTCAACCGGGACGAGATGCGCAAGCGTGCGCCCGGCACTGAGTCAGCGGGCGGCGGCTACAAGCTCGACACCGATACGTACTTCGCGGACGTGTGGGGCTTCCACAAGGACATCGACGACCAGACCCGCGCCAACTACGACGATCCGCTCAACCCGGACAGCGAGGCCACGATCTACGTCACGCAGAAGGCGCTGATCAACCGCGAGGCCCAGTTCGCAACGAAGTTCTTCGTCCCGACCAAGTGGGGCAAGGACGTGGACGGCTTGGCAGCAAACCCGGTCGTTGGCACGTCCATCCTGCACTGGACCAACGCCAGCAGCACCCCGATCCTGGACGTTGCCTACTACCAGACCTACATGCTCCAGCGCACTGGCTTCGAGCCGAACGTGCTGGTGCTGGGCAAGCTGGCATGGGATGCCCTGCGCAACCACCCGGAGATCCTCGACCGTATCTCTTACGGCGGCACGCCGAACACGCCTGCAAAGATCACCAAGCAGGCCGTCGCTGCGCTGTTCGAGGTCGACGAGATCCTCGTGATGAAGGCCATCAAGACCACGGATGCGACGGATGAATCCCTGGCCGGCTCCTTCACCGATACGCAGGAGTTCATCGGCTCGTCCAAGGCCGCGCTTCTCTGCTACCGTCCGCCTGCAGCTGGCCTGATGACGCCAGCATCCGGCTACACGTTCGCGTGGAACGGCCTGCTGGGCGCGAGCACTTTCGGTACGCGCATCACGACCCTGCGTATGGACCATCTGAAGAGCGATCGCGTCGAAATCGAATCGGCGTACGCCCAGAAGATGGTCGGTTCGGATCTCGGCGTGTTCTTCACGGACGTTGCTCCGTAACCGTCGGTAACTGGCACATAACGAGAGGGGCTGGAAACAGCCCCTCTTGACCAGGAGAAAGACATGCCGCGCCGATTGAGCATTTTTCGAAGGCCCGATCCGAATGCCACGTACATCGCCATGCGCGGTGGTCTCGTGCTTGACGGGGAGGAGATCCCTGCCGGCGATGTTGTGGACACAAGTGGCCTACAGCCGCGTCGTATTCGCCAGCTGATGGCCAGGCGTATGTTGGCGAAGGTGGGCGATGCTCCCGTCGCCACAGCCACGCCCGCACCCGATGCCCCTGTCGTTGTTGAGGAGCCCGTGGAGACTCCTCCGCCAGACCCAGCGGTTACGGCTGACGATGTGCTGACGCTGGAGGATCTCGAGATTCTGACTGCCCCGCCAATCGGGCAGTAAACGGTAACGGCCGCCCTCGCTCCCCTCGAGCGGTGGCCGCATTTGGCAGGCCCTGCGCCACGTGGGGCCTGCCCCTTTATTGAGAGGTAGCCGCCGTGGCCTTTACAGTTGAGACAGGCGCAGGGCTCAGCGACGCAACCTCCCTCACGTCTGTGGCGTACGCGGACGCGTACCACGACGACCGCAACAATGCCGCATGGGCACTGCTCACGACGGACGTGAAGCAGGGCTTACTGATACAGGCAACAGACTACCTGCACAACGCCGCGGTATACCCGTGGAAGGGCAGGCCAACCACGACCACCCAGTCGCTCGCGTGGCCACGTACCGGCGTCACCGAGACCTACGGCAACCCCGTGGCCACGAACGTCGTGCCGGACAAGGTCCAGCAGGCGACTGCGGATCTCGCGCTTGTGGCGAACACCACGACACTGCAGCCAGTGGCCGCTACCGCCGCGGCCGGCGTCAAGCGGCGCAAGGTCGACGTTCTCGAGATCGAGTACTTCCAGGACGCCGCGACGTCTGCCAATCCGGCCACCCTCACGGCTCAGACCACGGCGGCCTTCGGGCTACTGCAGCCACTGCTCCGCACGACAGGCGACAGCCTGTCGACGGCGATGCCGGTTGCGGATCTGCCCCCGAAGGTTGAAGTTGACCGGGCGTCGCGTCCGCTCTTCTACGTCGGGCAGCACGACAACGCGCAGAACTGAGCATGGCGTACACCGAGGAGATCGCTACCGCCCTGGCCATGATCACCGAGAGCGGGACTCCGGTGACGATCCGCCGCTGGGCGCAAGGCACGTACAACCCGCTCACTGACGTCGACACAGGCGCGGCTTGGCAGACCTTCGTGACGGCTGCAGCAAAGCTGCCCCTGCTGACCGGGCAGACGATGCGGGACCAAGCCATGGTCCCCGGCGCCGCGCTGCAGGGCGAGAGGGCGCTTGCGCTCATGCCCGCGGTACTCAGCAACGGCTCCCCGTTTCCTTTCACGCCCATGGCCGGCGACAAGCTGGTGTTCGGCACGAGCAGCACCCCGGACGCGACGTGGTGGACGATCAACAGCGTGTCGACCCTCGAGCCAGACAATATCCCGATCACCTATACGGCCATCATCACGCAGGGCGTCGATGGCAGTGGAATCCCTTGATATTCCCCCCTGGTTTTGCGCTATACTGCGCCAACGCGGCAGATTCGTTATTTACCGCACCCGACGTGATATTTACCGAGAGTAGTCGTAAGTGGCTGATTGGACAAGCTCTGTACGGTCCTACCTGAGAAGCCAGTTGCTCACGATTACGGGCCTGCCGGCGGTCGCCTACGAGGGCCGCCCCTACACCCCGGTGATCGGGACGTCTTGGCTTCGGGAACAGCTGCTGCCAATTGACTCTCCCATTGAGACGTGGGGCAGCGACGGCTACGTCCGTGAGACGTTCCACTACCGACTTACCCTGTTCAGCCCTATCGGCGGTCGGCTCACCGATCACGAGAACATGCTGGACACTATCCGCGCCCTGTTCCACCCTGGGCAGGAGATTCGCGACACACAGTCCCGCTACTCGGGCGTCGTGACAGAAGCCCGCAGGGGCATGACGATCACGGAACCGGACTGGCTGGGGTCATCCGTCACCATTGAAGGTTACTTTCACCGCGCTACCCGCGCAGCTTAGGAGATACAGACATGGCTGGAATTGCAACAGGCTCACAAGCCGATCTTGGGTACGCGCTGGAAAGCACGTATGGCTCCGCCCCTACCGTCGCCGCGTACAAGTCCGTTCGGCGTAAAAGCGCTGCGGGCCTGAACCTGACCAAGGACACGTACGACTCTGAAGAAGTACGGTCAGACCGTATGCTCGCAGACTCGCGGCACGGTGTTCGTCGCGCAACCGGCGACGTTGAGACTGAAATCTCGCCCGGAAGCTACGACGACTTCTTCATCGCGCTGCTCGGCACTGCACCAGTTGGTACGACCGCAGGCAATATCGTTGCAGGGTGGACGCTTGGCGCGGCCACAACCCTCACCGGCACACTGACCTTCGCCGCGGCCCCGACGAACACCATCACGTCGGCCACGTCGTTTATCACCACGGGCTTCCGCATTGGCGACCGCATCACGGTTTCCGGTGCGGCTGTCACCGCGAATAACGGCAATGCCACGGTTATCGGTATCGCCTCCAACGGGCTGTCCATGACGGTCGACAAGGCCCTCGCCGCAGGGTCTGGCTCTGCTACTATCGTTGTTGCCGGCAAGAAAGCCGTGGTCGGCGCCGTGTACAACTCCTTCACGCTCGAGCGGGCGTACAGGGATCTGACTGTTCCGAAGTTCCAGACGTTCACGGGCATGCGCGTAAACAGCGCGGCTGTTTCCTTGCCGCCGACGGGTCTGGCCACGATCACCTGGAACTTCCTTGGCAAGGACGCAAGCGCTCTTCGTGATACAACCGCCAGCGGCCAAGGTGGCGGCGTGTACACCGCCAGCAACAGCAACGCTGTGCTGGCCGCGGTCAACGGCGTGATCGCCATCTCGGATACCAACGGCTCACGCACGCTGGCGACGGTCACCGAGCTGAACTTCACCGTCGACAACCAGCTCGGTGGCTCCGAAGTGGTTGGCCAGAACGTGATCCCCGAAGCGCTGTGGGGCAACACGCAGATGGTTACCGGCAAGGTCACCGTGCTGTTCGAAGACGAGAAGATGTACAACCTCTTCCACGACGAGGGTGAAGCGGCCCTCATGTTTCGCATGGACTCGCCGGCCAGCCTTCCGGGCGGCTTCCTGTCGTTCACCTTCCCGCGTTGCAAGTTCAACTCGGGCGCTATCGGTGACGCCGTTGCCACCGGCCTGCCGGTCGAAATGGAGTTTCGTTCACTTCGCCCGCACACCACTTCTACGGCTCAGAACCAGTCGCAGATCGTCATCCAGACCAACGTCTAATCAACCCATAAAACAGTAGGAGAATAACAACATGGATCTGTCACAGTTCAGCACTGCCAAGCAGGCAGAAGAGGGGGCCGTACTCACGCTTGTCAACGAGTACGGTGAACCGATGGTCGACCCGAAGAACGGTCAGCCCGTGACGATCACGCTGCTCGGGCGTGACGGCGAGAAGTACCAGAAGCACCTGCTCGCTCGGCAGGACCGCCGGCTGAAGGATCTTCAGCGTGGCAAAAAGTACACCCCGCCGACTTCGACTGAGATGTACGACGAGGAACTCGAGCGCTCGGCGTTGTGCACGATCTCCTGGACGAACATCGACAAGGATGGCGTCGAGGTCAAGTGCACCTACGAGAATGCCCTCGAGCTGTACGGCACCAACCGCTATGTTGCCGAGCAGGTCGAGTCCTTCATTGCGGATCGTTCCAATTTTTTTACGAAACGTGCGAAGCCCTTGTCGACTACTACCGACGGGCAGTAGAACTGGACTCACCGTATGGTGAATCAGGAAGAACGCTGCGTGATCACCTAGAGAGAGCGCAAGCGCAGACGGGGCGGTACTTTCCGCAGTTGGATATACCGCCCCCTCCACCTGATCTGATGCCTGTTCTGGAGTGGTACTACCAGTTATCAAATAGGCGGCAGATAGGCATGGACGGTCCACAGGCGATCACCTACGAACAGATGCATGCTTGGGTCTCTGTGACTGGCATCCGCCTGCCGCCGTTCGCTGTTAACCTTATCTGCCGGCTTGACGACGTGTACCACACGCACCTTGACGAGCGTCGCGAGAAGCGCAAGAAAACGACAACGATGTCCGGCAAGACCGGGGAAGGCGAATGAGCAAGTTCAAATTCGACATCCCCGGCATCGAAGCGTGGACGCTCAAGTCGCAGTCGAAGAGCCTGAAAGTTGTGCGCGGCGCCTACCGAGAGTTGTGCAACCGGATCATCGACGATGCCCCGGTTGACACGGGCTTCATGGTCGCATCCGCCAAGGCGCGGCTCAACCCCAAGAAAGGTTTGGCGCCGCGTAAGCGCCCGCCCAAGTACTGGGAGCCAGAGGCTCGGGAGCTCAAGATGGAGGAGGTCCGAGCTACGAGCAATCGCATGAGCAAACTCGGCGATACCCTGGGCCTGTCCTTCGCGGCCGAATACACCAAGTTTGTTCACGAGGGTACGGTGAAGCAGGCCGCCCAGCCGTTCATCACGATCAACCTTGGGGCGTGGCCGTCAATCGTTCGATCAGAAGTCGCCAAGGCAAGGAAGGGGTAGGCCGTGGATCTGTTCGAACTTGGCTTTGACGTCAATACCGCGAGCCTCGACAGGGCGCTCAACAAAGCGAACGCTGACCTCAAGGTCACTGCGCGGGTAGCGAAGACCGCTGCCGGCGAGATGACCGCCGGCTTCCAGGGCTCCGCCGCAGCAGCCATGAGTCTCGGCAGCAGCCTGGAGCTGGTCGACAAGAAGATCCGCAGCACGGAACTGGCGATGGCGAAGCTGGCCAAGGCCAGAAACCTCTCGTCGCCGATGAAGAGCTCGTCCTACCGGGCGCTCAATCAGGAACTCGAGACACTGCGGTCCCAGCGGGCCGAGATGACCCGCATCGGGCGCACGCACGCCGAGCACTTGGCCAGTGTCCGTAACGCTGCTCGAGAGAAGGCGGCTATCGCCAAGAACGAGCAGCGGGCCGCGATTCAGCTCGATCGCCTGTACTCCCGTGCGGCCGCAGAGGATATGGCGCGGACGCAGCGCAGGCTTGCGCAAATCGAGGCTCTCAACCGGGCGGCTACATCTGGCCTTCAGCAGCAGCTGACTGCCCAGCGAATGCTCAGCACCGGGATGGCTGCCAACAAGCGCGAAGCCCTGCAGATGGCCGGCGCCATGGAGAAGGCTCGACTGGCTGGCGCCTCGCCGGAGCAGCTCGCGACACTCGAGCAGCGCCTCGTGCTCACGAATGCCGCCACGGTTGCCACCAACCAGCTCGCTGCCGCCCAGGCTGCTGCTGCAGCTCAAGCTGCTGCCGCGGCAGCCATGGCGAAGTCCAACGCGGAATTCGTTGCTGGCGCCGGAGCCGTGCAGCAGGCCACAGCGGCCCGACTGGCGCAGGCACAGAAGTTCGTCACGATGGGGCTGACCAAGTCCCGCGTAGAAGCAGAGCGCCTTGCAACAGCCTACCTCAAGCTGAAGGCCGCGGGCATGAGCAGCGCTGGCCTGAACCAGTGGGTCGCGAACCAGGCTGGCATCCAGCAGACGTCCGCCGCACTCGACCACATGACCCGCCGAACGGACCACGCTGGCGGTGCCTTCAAGCGCTTCGAGCACAACATCACGCGCATGCGCACGGGCCTGTTCAGCATCATGTCGATCATCGCGATCCTCGGCTTCGACCGGCTGATCCGCGGCATGTTTGAAACGGCGCAGATGACGGATGCGCTTAACCGCAGCCTGTTGATGGTGACGGGTAGCGCTCAGGTTGCTGCAGACCTCAACACGCAGTTGAAGGCTACTGCTGACGAACTGGGCATCTCTTACGTTGCGCTGGCAGAGGGCTACGCGAAGTTCTCCATCGCCGCCATGGGTCAGCTGAACAGTGCAGAGGCGCTCTCCCTGTTCCAGAGCGTGTCCATGGGACTCCGTGCCATGGGTAAGGACAGCGTTGATGCGCAACGGGCCTTCAAGGCCCTCGAGCAGATGGCCGGTAAGGGCGTCATCAGCATGGAAGAACTTCGTGGGCAGCTCAGTGAGGCACTCCCATCCTCAATGCGCCTGATGGCGAAAGGTCTCGGCCTCACTACTGCACAGTTGGTTGAGCTTGTTTCAAAGGGCGCTGTCCCGGCCAGCAAAGCATTGAAGGTTTTCGGCGAGCAGATGAAGCTCGAGAACATGGAAGCCGCGAGGATGGCCGCCAACACGCTGGCCGCGGCGATCGCCCGTGTAGGCAACGCTTTCACGTACCTGTATCAGGATGTTCTGAACAGCGGCGCACAGCAGCAGCTGCTGGACAGCCTTACCGCCCTGAACACCGCCATGAGGGATCCCGCCACCAAGGACGCCTTCGCAGACCTGATAAAGATGATCGTAAATGCCATGACGTTCATGGCGGAGAACGCGAAGACGATCGTGTGGCTGGTAGAGCAACTGGCAAAACTCGGTGCAGCCGCACTGATCGCGTGGGGCTTCATCAAGCTGTTCAGCGGGGCTGGCGCACTATTGACGATTGTCGCGACAGCGCTCGGCAGAGTGGCTGGCGCAGCCCGCGCTGTGGCAGTGGCCACTGCCTTTTTCGCCAAGCTGAACCCTTGGCTGCGGCTGTTGGCCTTGGCTGCAGGCGCCGCATTCTGGGCATGGTCGCAGTTCAGCGACAAAGTCGGGGAATCTGACAGCAAACTTGGCAGCGCGACAGAGAAGGTCAAGGCCATGACAGCGGCTGAGCGGGCCGCTTACGAGGCGACCCAGCTGTGGGACGGGTCCATGAAAGATCTGTTGGCCAGCTTCGCGGGGCTTGAGTCGTTGAAGATGGACACGGACGCCACGATCAAGAACATCCAGGCGGAAAAGTTCACCAAGGACAAGCTGCTCGGACAGGGGTACTCACGAGAAGAGATCGCGGAGATGGACTCTAGTGCCCTTGCCAAGAACGCCATTGAGCGAGAGAACGCGCAGAAGATCCTCAAGCAAGTCACGGACAAGTATAACCAGGCATCGCGTGAATTCGTCGACGCGTTTAACAGCGGAAACGAAATAGATACCGCGACCAAGCGGGCAGCTGTCGAGGCGCTCGCTTCCCAGTACGTGATCGCCCAGCGAAACCTTACGCATGAAGTGGACAAAAACCTGATCCAGCTTGCCACGGTCGGCCGGCACAAGCTGCGCGAGAAGAACAAGCTAAAGGACGAGAAGGGCGACGGCCGCGAGTCGCTGACAGCGGCCAAGGAACTCGCGGATTACCACGAAAAGATCACCATGCGGATCTTCGCGTCCGAGCAGGCCGTTGAGCTCTTCAACACCGGGCAGGCTGCGTCTGTAGAGCACGCCGAAGAGCTCGCGAACATCATGGCAGGTTACCTGACTCGTGGCGCTTCACTGCAAGACCCGATGGTTCAGGCCCAGCTGGATCTGCTGAAGAACGCACAGGCGGAGGAGACTATCCTCAAGACCCGTTTGAGGGCCATGAAGTCGCTTCGCGAGGAAGAGGAGAACCGGCGCGACGCCGCCAACGAGACCAGTCTGATGCTCAGATTGGAGGGCACCCGCACGTCTTCGACAGAGGACATCGGCGCTGTCGCCAAGCTGGTCAACCTGCGTATGCTGTCGTTGAAGCAGTCCGAGCAGACACTCGAGAAAGAGAAAGAGATCACCGCCGAGGTCCGTGCCCAGATCGAACTCGAGACCAAGCGGGCGCAGATTCTCTCCTTGGTCGCCGAGGTCAACAACAGTCGAAAGGGCATGGAGCAGCAGTCGAAAGAGACGTACATCGCCTCGGTCATTCCGGCTGATCAGGACTCCGGTCGCATCGCCGAATTGCTGACGATTGCCGGAACAGCTTCGTCGAAGCTGGAGTCCTCTGTGCAGGAACTGGCGAGACTCGAGAAGCAGGTCGCGGACACTTTGTCGCGGCAGCTGGAACTCAAGTCGAAGATCGTGGACCTTGACCAAGAGCGGCTGGTGCGGGCCGTGGCGAAGAACTCAAACTTTGACCGTACCAAGCTGGATGCCAGAGAGGTAGCCGGGGAGGCCAAACGGATGCAAGAGGCCAACCCGAGCTTGGGGGCCGAAGAGGCTATCTCTCAAGCCATCGTGAACGCTAAGGATATGGCGGATATGGCGGCCCATACAGAGCGCATGCTGAACTCGGCGACGCAGCTTCGCGATGTGTGGGGCGAACTCATCGATCGCTGGGACACAGGTGTCCCGTTACTCGTGAGCATGGGCACCGCGTTCGCGGAAGCTGCGGAGACGGCCCGTAACCAGCTCGGGGACGCCATCACGAACGTGGTACTAGACCTCACGTCGGCCCGCGACGCTGCGCGAGAACTGGCGCGGACAATCCTCCGCGAGATCATCAGTTCCATCGTGAAGGCGAGCATCGCGGCAGCTACGTCAGCGCTGTTTGGAAAGAAACCCAATGGCAACGACGATGTCGCGGCGATCGAAGCGCGTACGAAGGCGGAGATGGCGTCACTCGCTACAGTCTCTGTGGCTAACTTGGCGGCCATACAGCTTGTCACGGCAGCAACGGTGGCGGCTGCAGAGGCAATAGCCGCAGCTATGCTGCCCGCCGCTCAGCTGACGGCTGTCGCAACTATGGGAGCGGCTGTGCCTGCGGGAATAGGCCTGTTGCAGGCCACGATGGCCGCGAGCCAGGCCATTGGTGCCGCGGGGTCTGTCCCAGGTAAGCAGTCCGGCGGCGAAGTTCAGGCCGGCCGGCCGCACCTTGTCGGCGAAGGTGGCCGCGAGCTGTTCGTCCCGAAGGTCAGTGGGCGCATTCTGTCGCATGTCGACACCATGAAGGTGCTCGGCCAAGGGGCGGACATCCTCGACTTCCAGAAGATGAGTACGCTCAAGCGGGCGCAGACGGGGGGCACCGTGACGTCAGGGCAGCCCGTCCTCACGGGAGAGGCGGGCGCCGAGCTGTTCGTCCCCAAGGGGCTCAACGCTCGCCGTGGGGCGTCTGGCGGGCAGATCAGCGTGAAGGTCATCAACAACCTCGGGGTAGAGGCAGGGGTAGACGTGAAGGAAGAGGAAGTGGACGGCCAGAAGTTCATCAGCATCGCGCTCAACGCGGTGGCCGAAGACATCGCGAAGAACGGGCGTGTCGGGCAGACCCTCACGGCCCGCTACGGACTCAGCCGGCGTGTCGGAGGGCGTAGCTGATGGCGACGCCATGGCCCGTGACACTGCCCACCCGCTTCGATGTCAGCGGGTACTCTGAGGTTTGGCAGGACAACACTATCGAGACAAAACCGGAGGGCGGCTCGCGAATTGTGCGCAAGCGCTTCTCGGCGGTCCCTCGAGAGGTCAAGGGCTCTATGACCCTGACAGCTGCTCAGCGGACCACACTCGACGATTTCTACAAGCTCTACTGTGCCGAGCGATGGAGCTGGACGGATGTCCGTGGGCAGGCCCGGTTCTACAATTTCAAGGAGCCGCCAAAGTTCACTATGCTGAGCGGGCTGTACTACAAGGTCTCCCTGGACCTGCTAGAATACACCACAGAGTTCGGAGGGGGATAAGCCGTGGCCAGAACACTTCCAATACCAGCCATGCAAGCAGCGCTCGCTCAGACAACCAACGAGGTCTTCATCAGCCTGGTAGAGATCAACCACGAGGATCTAGCCCAGCCGATCTATCTGTGTGACGACTCGCAGGACACCATCAGCAACGGCAACACGTACACGTCGTTCCCGTTCACCTTCACGCTGCCGAATGACGAGTCGGATCAGGAGCCGCAGGTCAAGCTGGTGCTCCCGAATGTGGATCGTCGGCTGATAGAAATGATCCGTTCGATTACTGGCGGCCCGACCGTGAAGCTGAGCGTCGTGCTGGCGTCTGCCCCGAACGACTTGGCGCTTGGCCCTGTCATGCTGAAGGCGGTTGGCGCTCCGTACACCGCTGAGACCATTCAGCTCTCCCTGAGCTTCGACTCGTATTCAGGTGAGCCGCTGCCGCATCTGACCCAGTCTCCACAGTATTTCCCGAGCATGTTCAAGTAGTGCCATGGCCTGGTCGGACAAGTACATCGGTGCGCCATTCTCGCCGCAGGGCGATGGGCCTGACAGCTTTGATTGCTGGGGGCTTATCCGGTTTGTGTTCAAGGAGCAGTTTGGCATTGTGCTAAGTCGCTCCGGCTACGACTACGATGACGAGGACCAGTGCCAATCGCTCGTCACGCACCATGCCCACGAATTCGTGAAGGTCGACGGCCCAGTAGAGGGGGCGCTGGTGCTGTGGCACTTCAAGGGAACTCGCCCGCACGTTGGCGTATGCGTCAACGGTCGAGAAATGCTTCACATGACAAAGGACAACGGCGCTGTGGTCGTTCGTCTTGGAACAAGCAAGGTACGCAATGGAATCCTTGGTTACTACCTGCCGAATCGTAGCGCGGCCTAACCCGCTCGTTCGCGACACTCTCGAGTGCGAGGTTCCCGCAGGCTTTGCCCTGTCGGAGATCCTGTCCAAAGGCGGCGTGTATGCCGTTGCGGTAGACGGCGAGCACATCGACAACCCCGTTGACTTCGTGGTCCCGGCTGGCGCTAAGCTGATCACCATTGTAGGCCGGCCGGCGGGGCAGGCGGCGGCGTATCCCATAATCGCGGCCCTCGGTGCAACGGGCTACGTGGCAGTGGCAATCCTGTACACCATGATCCTTCTCCCCTACGTCGCCGTCGCGGCGGCCCTTGTCATGGTCGCCAACCTTGACATCCCGAAGACGGACAGCACGGGTCCGCCGAAGAAGTTGAACACCCTGACTGGCAGCCGGAACCAGTTCAATCCGTACGGCCCTTTGCCTGTTCTCTACGGCAAGCGGACCTTTTTTCCGTCTGTCTGCGCTGCGCCGTACACCGAGCTGGTTGGCCAAGACCAGTACCTCAACATGCTGTTCTTCGTGACCACTGGCCAGTGCACGATCGAGGACGTCAAGATCGGTGAGACGGGGCTACAGGACTTCGAGGGCGTTACCTACGGGGAGCATTACCCGGACCCGCCGCCATGGTCGGACATCCAGGAAGAGGCTATTGGCATAGACCTTGACGATGTCGTAGCGGCTATTGAGGGGACGTTGAATCCTTCGCACACAGCGACATCGGAAGCAGACGCTACGCACCTGTCCATCGATCTTGTGTTCGGCCAGGGATTCTCGTGGACGAACAGCCGTGGCGATCGCAGGCCGCTGTACGTCAATTTCCGCGTCGAGTACCAGCTCGCCTCCCTGAATCCGACGACAGACCCATGGCTCAACGTCCGTGACACGGCGTGGGACACCACCACTGATGGTGGAGCTACCAACGTAAATGGTGTGCCGACGCTTGATGCGGATACGGGCAACCTGTTCGCGTCGAACCACTTCAACGCGGCGTATGCCGGCGGCCCCGTGACACTTAACGCCCCTGCAGCGTCACCTGTTTCCGGCTACACCCGGCTGACCATCCCCGCAGGCGTGCGCATTAACAGCGACATCTTCAAGTACGGGCTCTCAATGACCGAGGGAACGCCGTACATGGTGGGCGGGCTGATCCCTATCACGACCACCAACGGGGTGTGTTACGACTTCGACATCCTGACGGCAAACTGGAATCCGCCTGTCCCCTCGTACCCTAGACAAGTGTCAATCTGTGTAAACGACAGGGACACGTCGTTCCTCGTCACCGAGCACACGAAGAATCCGTTCCGTGTTGGTCTCAAGTGGCCAACGCCGGCTGCTGGCCAGTACCGCGTAAAGGTCACGCGCTCCTCGTTCGGCGAGGCAGGTCACCCGTGGACGCTGGGCCACTCGCTTGCCTCTACGATTGAGCAGCGCCCGTACTTTCACGAGTACTCCCAGTCCATCACGTTCAACCTCCTGCGGACCTACACGCCGAGTCAGGCGGTTGCGCTGTCCAGCACCAATGGCGGCGCAGCGACGTACATTTCTCTGCGGATCAAGGCCACGGACCAGATCAACGGCACGCTGGACAATCTGCAGATAACGGCTACTCGCCACCTGTACGCGTGGGACGCGAACACGAACGCTCCGACCGGGTCGCTCGTGGCCACCCGATCGCCTGCGTGGGCCATGCTTGACATGCTCACGAATCCGGCTGTCAACCACCGGGCGATCTACGATACAGATACCCCGACTCGTCTGCAGATGTACGCCGACCAGATCGATGTTGACTCCTTCGTGAACTTCCACAACGGCGCGATAACCACAGAGACGTTCGCCTACGACGAAGTAGTAGACTACGCAGCCAGCGTGTTTGATTGCTTGAAACGCGCTGCTGGAACGGCATGGGGCGGAATCACCGTGTCCGACGGCAAGTTCAGCGTCGTCGTCGAGCAGTCCGGCACGCTGAAGCAGATGTTCACGCAGAAGAACTACTGGGACTTCAAGGCCCAGAAGACCTTCATAGATATGCCTCATGCGATCAAGATCGAGTTCGACTCAGAAGAAAAGGGCAACGAGCAGGATCAGGTTATCGCGTACGACGATGGGTACACGGATACGGGCACCGCCCCATCTGCGACAGGCTACACCCTCAGTGGTACTCATAGCGCCGCTGCAACCACCTTGAACGTTACCGGCGGAACCGGCTCCTTCGTGGTCAACGGCAATATAACCATCGGTGCAGATGCCACGCTGTACCGGGTGGCCTCGATCATTTCTTCGACGCAGATCACTATCGTCACGCCTGGACTGGTAACGGCCGCCTCGTCCGGCGCGGCGATTGTCGCGCTGCCTGTGAAGGCAGCCTCTCGGTTCGAGACCATCCGTCTGCCCGGCGTAACCGTTGCCAATAACGCCTGGAAGCACGGCCGCAGGCTGCTGGCCACGACGCGGCTGAGGCCTGAGACCTACAGCTTCAAGGTTGGGGTGGAGCACTTGCTCGTTCAGCGCGGCGACTCTGTCACGATGCAGGCGGATGCCGGCCTCATCGGGATAATCGCTGGCCGTATCGTCTCAAAGGTGTCGAATGGCTTTGGCGGCAATGTTGTAACTCTAGACGAGCCGGTCTTGACGGAGGTTGGGGCGTCGTACATGTTGCGGGTCCGGCGGTCAGATGCCGTCAACATCTCCACGGGCATAGCTACGCCATCGGCCTACGGCGACTACGTCACCGCATGGACTGTGCCAGAGGCCACCTCGGCGACTTGGCAAGTTGGGGATTTGGCCGCGGTTGGGCTTACGGGGCTCATTACCCGTAACCTGAAGGTCATTGGTGTCACCCCAGAGGACATGCTGACTGCCACTATCACGGCCGTCGATGACAACCCGGCGGTGTACACCGCGCACAAGCAAGACATCCCGGCCTACGACCCCGGTATCACACAGCCCGCCAACCCGAACATGCGTACGCCGGCAGCGCCTGACATCATCAGCGTCGCGGCCAATCCGAACATGGCGGATATCATCGTGGGCGGCGGCCGGCAGTACTATGTTGGTATCCACTACAACCGCGGCTCAACGTACGACGCCTTCACGCAGATGTCCGCGCTCCTCCGCTACCGGGACCACACGGTTGCTGGTACGCCGGGAAGCTGGCAGCAGCTCAGGGCGGAAAATGCCAGCGGCTCCTTCAGTTTGGCTGTGACACCGGGCCTCACGTACGAGTTCCAGGTACGCCTCGTCCCGAAGAATCTGGCCCCCATGTCCCCATGGTCCGGAGTCGTTGCGTACACCGCGACCACCGGGGCTATCCCCCTCGATCCGGTCAATGGACTCACAGTGACTGGCATACCCGGTGGCTTTGACGCGGTGATCGACGTCAGCACGATCGAGACCACCTCGCTCGCCAGTTTCGAGTTCCGCTACGGCGTGAGTTCCACGCACGCGAACGCGGCCAACCAGACGTTCTTTGTCGCACCGACCCCGGATCTGACGGGCGTCAACACGATTCGCACGACGCTGCCCACGACCGCCACACAGACGCTGCACTACTTCTGGGTGCGCTGGAAGGACACCTACGGCAACACCTCGCCATGGCTGCCGGACGTGGGCGTCTCGACGCTCACCGCCACCGATCTCGAGGAGGGCGGTGCAACCGGCCCTGCCGGCTACAGCAACGCGACGGTCATCCTGTACCAGCGGACAGGCAGTAGCGTTGCCCCCGCTGACCCGACGACAACGCTAACGTACAATTTCTCGACGACAGCGCTCACGGGAGCCGGCTTCAATGGCTGGTCCCAGACCATGCCGACGACCGGGGGTGGGTTCCGCTGGCAGATATCCAAGAATGTCTCCAGCCAGAACGCCACGATAGCCATAGAGCCTGCGGACTGGTCGGATGCCGCATTGATTGCCCAAGATGGCACAGCCGGCACAGGCCAGAATACCGCAACGGCGTATCTGTACCAGCGGGCAGCGACGGCGCCTTCCCCCGTGTCCACCACGCTTGGCGGGGTACCTATAGAGTACACCTTCTCCGATGGCTCAATGGCGAACGTACCGCCGCCCTGGCTCACAGCGATACCCGACACAGGCCACGCCAACCTGTGGGTTACGCATGCCGTCGCGATCAGTAGTGCCGCGACGGACACCATCCCCGATGCCCAGTGGTCTACCCCTGCGCTGCTCGGCACCGCTGGTGGCACCGGGGCTACAGGCGCCACCGGGTACAACTCGGCGCTCATCTATCTCTACCAGCGGTCAGCGAGCGGCATTACGGCGCCGGGGCTGCCGACCGGAACCTTCACGTACACCTACTCGAACCGCAACCTGACAGGCGGCACGCTCAACGGATGGACGCAGTCCATCCCGGCGTCAGGAAATCCGTACCTGTGGGTGACAGTGGCCAATGCCTACAGCAACATCACTGCCGACACGATCGCAGCGAACGAGTGGACCGCAGCGACAGTCATGTCGGTTGACGGAGTGGACGGAGCACAGGGGCCACCGGGAGCTGCCGGCGGCCTGCTGGCCACGGTCATCCGCGGCGTCTTGAATGTCGGCTCTTCACGCGTTGGCTCCCTGTACGTTTGCGGCTTCTCCGGGGGCGTTGCCGGGGCGTATCCATGGAGCGTCAACTTCAACGGCACGACTATAGCGTCAGCGCCCGGAACTTTGCACGGGTACTCAGAGCAGCTGAAGGGCGGCTACATCATCGCGGATCTCTCTGGTGTCGGTTCGCCGTTCTCTGCGAATGGCTCTGGCACTTACGGCGGCACTGCGAATTACCGTATCGCCTTGGCCCGCCGCAAGCGTTCCTTCAGCGAAGTGTGGGAGTACGACACGGCATCGGGCTGGACATCGTTCACCCTCACGTCCAGCATGGCGATCATCGGCGAGTACGCCTACTCGAAGACATCCTCGCCCGTGGACACCATCATCTCCGCGACGTCCCTCGGTGGCTCGGTGATGAGTCCGCTGATTGCCAACTATTCGGACATTGGGCTGATCAGACCGGGCGACATGGCCTTGGCTGTTTCGTCGGGGCGAGCGATCAACTCCGACCCGACATTCACGCTGCCGACAATCGGCAACGCGGGCGATCTCACGAATGCTTGGACGCATTGGAACCCGTCATACAACTACGCCACTATCGTGTCCGACAGCTCGTCTCCTTCTGGCACCAACGTCCTTAAAACCAACTCGTCCTGGTACGCGGAGGTGATGAACTCCGCTCTGATACCCGTCGACATCACCAAGTCCTACAGTGTCAGTTGCTGGATAAAGGACAACGGTGTCGGGGCGGGCGGTGACTCCTACCTGCTCGTCGCCTTCTTCGACGCGAACGGGACGCACATCGTCGCGAATAGCCCGATTGACCCGCCGTACTCCGTCTCATCGACGTGGCCAGGCGGCCAAGGCGGCTACCACTACCTCAAGGCCGGCAGACCGCTGACAACTGCGTGGACGAAGTGGGAGGGCACGTTCGGGCCTAAAGGCGTTGGCCAGTACCCGACGCTGACTGCGCCAAAGTACATGCGAATCGGCGTCCTGCTTTGCTATGGGGCTGCCTCGGGCATGGAGCAGCGGGTCGCTGACCTCCGCCTCGAGGAACTCGTCACGGGCGTACTCATCGAGGACGGTGCAGTCACCGCCTTGAAGGTGGCTGCAGACGCCATTTCGGCCGACAGCATCCAGGCGAACGCGATCACTGCCGACAAGATTCTTGCTGGCTCCATAACTGCTGAGAAGATGCAGGTCGGCGGATCCAACTTGGTACAGGATCCGAGCTTCGAGTTCTCGGAAGCACCTTGGGTGTCTTCGTGGACAGCAACCGTATCTAGTGGCGCATACCCCGTGATAACTACCGGGTCGTACTACGGGGACAAATGTGTCCAGATTCTTGGTAAGGGGGCAGGGCAGTACACCTCCGTTGAGTCAGCTCGCTTCCCAGTGCGCCAAGGTGGAAGCCTGCTGGCAAGTTTTAGGCTCACCAGAGAAAATGCGGCTATCTCCGCGTTCCAGATTGATGCCTGGGTATCCTTTTACAGGCTAACAGGCGCCTCTGTAGTTCCAGTTGGCTCTGTAGATATGGCGTCACTAACCGCCATCAACTACTTGGCTTGGGAGCAGAGGTCGTTTTCCGGCCTTGTGCCCTCGGACGCATCCCACGCGACCGTGAACTTCGCAGTGACAGGGGGCAGTGGCGGCGTATTCTACTTCGATGATTTCCGCGTCATAGATATGACCGACTCGGCGCTGATTGTTAATGGGGCTGTCACGGCAGATAAGCTCGAGGCAACGCTGGTCGTTGGCAACACGATAACCACGAAGCCGGATACCTCTGAGCGGGTCGTGCTGTCAGGCGGAAACGACTTCCCACTCTGGATAGGCAGCGGCACAAAGGGAACAGTCAGTGGCACGCCCGGCAGCGGCGCAAAGGTTTACTACGATGCCGCCACGAATACATTCGTGGTCAGCGGCACCGTCGAGGGATCGGTGATTAAAACCAGCGTGATCGAGCCGGCGGTCGGCGGCAGCGTGCTGATGATTCAAACCAGCGAATCGCCGCGGCTGATGGCGCCGATCTTTTGCGCGGTACTTGACGAATACCAATACGACAGCCCAGGGACCACCGCGAAATCGACTACCTACGAGGCAGTCCCGTCGGCCTCGCCGATCGTCACGCTATACCATCCGACGCGAAGCACGGCGGGCGCCGACGCAAAGCGCCTGCAGGAACCCGCGCAGCATTTCTATTTCGATTTCGAGATGGAAATCGAAAACCTGAGCGCGACCAATACCGCGACGATGGACTATCGCGCCATGTATGCCATCGACGCCGATGCGAGTTACACCGCCATCGGCGGGACAACGAACACCGTAACGATACGCGCCGGCCGATCGCGGATTATCCAGATCAGACTGCTGTGCAAGGTCGACAGGGTAGGGTGGACAAGTTCAGTAAAACTAAATGTCGAGTTCCGCAAAAATTCCGCATCGGCTGCCGACCTGCAGCTGATCCGATGGAAGTCGACCGTTTACATCCCGAATGCCAACTACTTTACAGCGGGCGCATCGAACTTGTCCTAGCAGAGAACCACCATGCTCCTGATCAGACCCATCTCGACAGCGCTTCTCCTTCTCCTGAGCACGCCAGCCACATCTGGCGTCCAGGTCTCTGCTGGAACGGTTATTGGCGCACATGTGGACAACGCTCCTATTTCCGTAGAGGTATCTGCGTCACGAAGCGACTGGCGACTACGCTTGGCGCATATTAGTGAGCAAGATGTCCACGATGACCGTGGCGGCGAGGGCCAAGTATCTGACTTCACGCTATTGAGCGTTGACTATCTCATAACTAAAGATGTAGGGCCGCTCATCCTCGAGTTCTCCCCCGGCCTCTCCCTACGCTCCCGTGGCCACAACGTCGACTATGTTCTCCCCTCCACCGTGAACGTGAGCCTCACGTTGGGCATGTCCAGGGGGCCGTTCGTTCTGGAGTGGCGCCACCACTCCAACGCCAACACGCGGGACACGAATATCGGCCAAGACTGGCTTCAGGTAGGATACCGCTTCAAGTAACCAGAGGACCAAACCATGTCACTCGCAGAAATCACTATCCACCCCTCGTCGCTGTGGCTCTTCTACCTGTGCATGTTCCTCGGCCTTCTGCTTCACGTCATGCTGAAAATCGACGCGTGGTACAAGCCTGAAGGCGCGAACGCCACAGCCCTGTCCTTCCTCCTGTACTTCAAGCTCTACCCGCTGCGCACGGCCATCAGCACCGTGTCGACGTTGCTTGTCGGCCTGCTACTGTGGGAATATGGCATTCAAGACGCCATTGCAGGCGCCGCCGCCGGGTACATCGGTAACTCGATACTCGACGGGCTTCTCGGACAGCGGGGGCTCAAGTGATGTGGCTGAAACTGGTTGGACTGGTCTCGAAGGTGTCTGGCGGGCAGCTGCTCTACGGGGCGCTCGCTCTGGCTGTTTTTCTGGCGGGTGCCACGGCCAATGGCTACCGGTGGGACGCCAAGTACTCCAAGCTCGAGACAGACTACGGCGACTACAAGCTGGAGGTCACCAACCAGCGTCTGACCGAGCAGGAGCAGGTCAACAAAGAGCTCGAGGATTTGGCCGCACTCCAGGCCCAGTACACAAAACTGAATGAGGAAACCTACAATGATCTCCGCGTCAAGCTGGATGAAGTTGCTCGCAGTGTTGCCAGTTATGGCACTCGCGTCGTGCGCGTCTGCTCCGACAAAGCCGACGCCCGCGTCGTCGCCAGCAGTAGTGTGCCCACAGCCGCCAGCGGCGCTATTGCACGAAGCCCCGACGACGAACGTGCGGGACTGGAACGAGATTCTGGACAGGGCGGGAATACCGCGGGCTACGACATCTTCCCCGAAACCACCGCAATAATGGAACGCGCCGACGTGGCCGCGGCCAAGTGCAATGCCTTGGTCGGTTGGGCGAAAGGTGTCCAGGCGAGCATTACGCGATGAGCCGGGAAGTTATCGTCGCTCCACAGGCTGGCGTCATCACGCCGTACTGGCTGGCCATGCGCTACTCCGGTGTCGCCCTCGAGCGCCCCGGAAATGAGGATCATCCACTGATCCAGTGGTGGCTGTCCCTCTGTGGCCAGTCCCTCGACGCTCACGATGAGATCCCGTGGTGCTCGGCCTTCGCGTCCGGCATAGCATGGGAGTGCCGGCTGCCTCGCTCGAAGAGCCTCGCCGCCCGGTCGTGGCTGGAGGTTGGCACGCCGATCCGTTTGGCCGCGGCCACACCGGGCTACTGCGTCGTGATCCTGAACAGGGGCGGCAGCCCGAGTCCGACGGCAACCGGTCCCGGCCATGTCGGGTACTTCGCCGGCATCGAGGACCAGTTCGTGCTGCTGGTAGGTGGTAACCAGGGCGACAAGGTGTGCGTCAGCCGCTTCCCTGCTGCAGACGTGCTCGGCGTCAGGAACCTGCTCTAGCCTTCAAGCAGCTCAGAGTACAGATCCATCGTCGCATCGTACTTCGCGGCCTGCAGCGCAGCTCGCTCGTCTGGCGTGAGGATTCTCTTCCCAAGGAACACGTCGAACAGCGGCAGGATCTGCGAGGCGATGTCGATCTTGTGCTCGAAGAGATCGAGCACTTTCTCATCAACGGTGTCTTCAGCTACCATGTCAATGTAGGTCACGTTCTTGGTCTGGCCACCACGGTGGGCGCGATCCTCGGACTGGATACGCATACGCAGAGAGTACCCATTCGAGTAGAAGATCACCGTCTGCGCAGCGATCAGCGTGATGCCGATTCCGCCTGTCTTCTGGTTGAGCACGATGAAGCGCATCTCTGACGACAGGTCTTCGAAGGCGTCGATCACTTCGTCGCGGGCCACACCCGTCACCTTGCCGTAGATGGCGCCGACGGCCTTCTCACCGTACTTTTCGCGCATGAGCGTTACCAGCTGCTCTAGCGCCGGCACGCAGTCAGTGAAGACAAGCGCCTTGCCCTCGAGGCCGTCGAGGATCTCCAGCAGGACTTTCGGGCGGTTCGTCGTCAGGGGCAGCGTCTTGTAGACTGGGTTCTTCGGTTTCTTCTCAGGGTCTCCGGTGTACGGAACCTCGACACGGGCGAAGCCCAGCACGACCTCATGCAGCTTCCGCAGCTTATGCAGGGCGTTCTTTGCCATGGCGTACTCTGTCGCGCCCTCAAGGTTCTTGACCTCGTGGATCAGGAGTTCACACATCTGGGCGTACGCCGACTTCTGCTCGACAGTCAGTTCAACAGAGCGGCGCTCGAACAGCTTGTCCGGCAGGTCCATGCAGTCGCTCTTCCTCACGACAGAGCTGAACGCCTTCACCTTCTCGCGAAGGTAGTCCATGCCGCGGTATCCGACACACATGCGGAACTCTTTGCCCTTGCCGAACTTGCGCATCTTGAAGATGCCGTGCGTGATCTCGAAGGACTCGTAGCTGTTGTAGCCGAGCAGGCCGTGCTGCAGGAACTCCGACTGCGAGTAAAGCTGGAATGCCGACTCCGTGTTCGGCGTGCCTGTCGCGATCCGACGGATCTTGAAATGAGGAGCAAACTTGAGAATACGCGACGTGCGGGTTGCCTTGAAGTCGCCGATACCGTCCGCCTCGTCCACGACCCCCATGCACTTTCCGCGATGGGCCTTCATCAGCGCAGCCAGAAACAGGATCGCCGTGTTCGTCTGCATTGTCCGGTGGGCGGAGATCGCCTCGAAGTTTATGGAGACGACCTTCAGCTTGCCGCGCATGGCGATGAACGCCTCACGCTCTTTCTTGGCCTTGACGGTGTGCTCGCCACGCCAGATGTACCCGGCGTACGGGAACTTCGGATCCAGGGTCTTGGGGATCTCCCGGCGCACCCAGTTCGAGTGCACGGTGCTCGGCGCGAACACCACCAGCAGCTCGATGTTCCCACGCAGGTACTGGTGGGCGGCCGTGGCGATGATGGGCAGCGTCTTGCAGGCGCCTGTCTGCCAGAACAGCGCCCAGTACTCCGACTCGATGTGCTCGCGCAGATGGGCCGCCTGATGCTCAAAAGGCGACAGCTTTTTGTTCAGGTAGGGGAACTCAGCTGACACGCGGACTCTTCCTGCCCCAGTTGTTGACCAATTCGGTGTCCGGCGTTGGTTTGGCACGGGCTGACTTGAGGATGCGCTGCCGCCCCAGTCGCCGGCAGGCTACGCAGCCCTTCATGCCACCGGGTCGCGGGAAGGTGCCCTCGATCGACCGATCGTGGCCATTCCGGCAGTGGGTGCGGTCCTTGCTCATGGGCACGGGCCACCCCATTGCGCCGCCATGGCAAGCGCCACGCCCATGTACGTGCGCGAGCGGTCTCTGGCACGGTTCGGGCCGGGTGGAGCCCTGTGGACCTTGGCCCAGTGCTTTCGAAGTTCAGGGTCTTTCGGCGGCGGGCCGACGTTGTTCGTGGGCACCAGCGGCGGGAGGCCTTTCAGCCATAGCCCCGTGGCTTTCATTTCCTTGTGCCCGTACATCCAGGGCTGGATTATCTGGGTTGGGCCCGCACCAATCAGTTCCTTCGCGTACCGGTGCTGGATTGGGTTCTCAACAGCGACCATGGGCACCTTGGCCTTCCAGAAGCGATTGAAGAACCGTGCGCCATCCTTCATGGCCTGCCACCTTACCGGATCCCGTTCGTTGCCCTTACCGCCGTACAGCCAGCGTACGCCGCTGTTGCACAGATACGTGCAGGGCGGGAAGGCGATCAGCAGGTCCCAGTCCTGACTGTAAAGAAATTCGACAGCGTCGCCCTTGTGGTGGTACGGGCTGGGTATAGCCGTATCCATCAGGTCACACGACCATGCGTCGTGGCCAAGCGCCCGGAACGCCTCTCGAACCCGGCCAGACTCCTCGCAGGCGACCAGTACGCGCAGCTTCACTTTTTTACCCCGTTAATCAGTGCGAACTCCCCAAAAATATCCAGGGCGGCTCTGTCGTAGGCTGCAGCGGCGTCGTCCTCAGAATCGAAGAACCCAAGGTGCTTCCTTTTCACCAGATGTATCGTCGCTTGCCACTTCTTTTTCTGGGTGTTGTAGAACACTCCCTTGTACCTAGACGTCGTAGGCCGGCTATTCTGTTTTCTATTTTGGTTATTCTGGGAGCGCGTGCACTCTCGGAGATTCTCTATTCGGTTGTTGACGGGGTCTCCATCTACGTGGTCGATCTCAAGAGGCATCCGGCCATGGTGCATGAGCCATATGACCCTGTGCTCCCCGTAGTAGTGCTTCTTAACCTTGAGAGTCCTGTACCGCACGCCAAGGCAGCCCGCCCTGTCCCCTACGTGTATCCATCCAACAGGCGGCTTCACCCATAGCAGCATGCCGTCGACGTACCGCAGCCTTTCACGGCAGTAGGCCAATAGTTCTGGGTCAGTCATACGCATGGTTGGTAGTATACAACCAGAGCTAAGAGGTGACAAGGCAAACCTTCTCCGCCGCCCGAGTAATGGCGGTGTACGCCCAACGCCACTTGTTCTCCCTGAACGCAGCAGACTCGTCCAGAATCAGCACGCTTGGCCACTGGCTGCCCTGCGACTTGTGGCAGGTCAAGGCATAGCCGTAGTCAAAATGGTCGGCGTAGCCCCGCTGGTGGAACGCTGGCTCCATCCCGCGAAAATAGTGCAGGAAGGCGTCGACCTCGACGTTCGCCCCGGTGTCCTCGGACTTGATGTGCAGGGAGGCGATGTCGGGGGACACCTTGTGCTTCGTCACGCCCTGAATCTCCCACAGGGCGCCGTTCAGCAACCCCTCCTGATGGTTGTTCTGCAGGCAAACGACGCGGTCACCCGGCTCAGGGTCAGCGCCGTGCCGTCCAAGCTGGGTTCGGATTCGCGCATTGAGTTTCTTCCGCGTAGCGTTGCGGCCCACGAGAATTTGGTCAGCATCCAGGGCCATCAGCATATCGAAGGACGAGACCACGCTGCTCTCACCGTACTGCCCGTAGGCAGGCATCCGCGCACCACGGATCTTCGTGGCCATAGCAATGATCGGGTTGTCGGCGGCCTGCCGGTGGATCTCCGTCAACATGAAGTCAGGCTCGTGTTCCGTGAAGTACCCGCCGCCGGCAACGGGTGGTAGCTGGGCCGGGTCACCCAGCACAAGGATCTTCGTGCCGAAGGACAGCAGGTCTTTGGCCATGCTGGTGTCCACCATGCTGCATTCGTCGATCACGACCAGCGCAGCTTCGCGCACAGCGCTATCAAGGTTCAGGTGGAAGAATGGCCGGCGCAGGTTCTCGCGCTCCGCCTTGAGCATCTGCAGGATGCGGGCTTCGGCGTCAAGGTCTTGCTTGTCGTGGTCGAGCGCCTGGAGTTCGACCAACTTGGCTTCCAGTTCCTCGAGGATCTTGCGGCTTTTGTCGACCGGGCGGTAGATGAGGCTGTGAATCGTGCTCGCCCCTTCGCAGCCCTTCGTCTGCAGGACGTGCGCTGCTTTGCCCGTGAAGGCGGCGAACAGGACGTCGCCTGTTACGCCTTGCGCGAGATGCTTGGCGAGAGTGGTCTTGCCCGTACCAGCATACCCGAAAAGTCTGAACAGCTTGCTGTCAGGGTCTTTCAGCCACTCGTTGACAGCGAGCAGCGCCTTGTCCTGTTGTGGAGAAAACTGCATAGCGACTCCCCTCAATTCCGATAAAAAAGTGGGGCGCCCCGACCATGACGAAAGGGCACCCCACACACAGCAGACACAACTGCCGCGTCCTTACTTAGAGGACGCTTTGTGCAGTCTCGTCTGCAAACCCCGGAATGGAGTCGTCGTAGGCCGCGTCAGAAGAGTGCTCCGCTGCACGCTTCACGTCACCACTGGAGACCTGCTTGTAGAAAGACATGGCCTCTTTGAAGCGACCTGGCGATACGGCGTCGTTCGGCTTCTCGACAGGCTCGATGAGCCAGCCGTGCCACGACCCGCTGTCGTTGCTCTCCACCACCGTCTTCAGGGTGTAGTAGAAGGCAAAGCTGGGCAGGTCGCTCAGCACACGGCCGTCAGGCAGCGTGATGCGCTTCTGGCCGGCCATCGAGTTCCACTTGCGGACCTTCTTCGTCTGCGTCGACGTGAAAGAGATGACCGCGGTGAACAGTTCGCCGTCGTCAGTCTCGCACAGGCAGTACTCGTAGTACGTGTCGACCAGATTGTTGCCGTTCGGGAGAATGAGCTCACGCCCGTTCTTCCCGCCCAGCTTGGCGGTGCCGATGATCGGATCTTCCGGCTGATGGGTGGACACGAAGCCACCGCCAGATTCCCGCGGCACCCACTGCACGTATTCGCGGTGGAACATGCACGGGATGGCCGTGATGCCGATCTTGCCGGGATACACGGCGTTGCTCACCGTGTTGAGGATGTCGCCCGGACGAGCGCCGCTGATGTACTTGCCGTCGTTCTCGTCCACTTCCGGCGAGCCCTTCTGGAGGATGCGCAGGAACGGGACGGAGTAGTCTTCGATACGGGCCTCTTCGCGACCCATGCCTTGATATGCCGAGTAGTCAATCACGTCGGTGCTCGGCAGATTTTCTGCGGGAGCCTCGGGCGGATTGACAGCAACGTCTGTCTTTTGCTTCGCCATTTGGGTAGTCTCCTAGTTCAGTTAAATGATTTGGGCACGGCGTAGTACGTTGGGATGGAAGAGCGCCTCTGGAAGTTCCCGGCCCTCAACCAACATTGTTTTGACGAACTTGCCAAGAGTCGCGGAGTGCACGCTCTGTCCCACGTTGACAACGTAGCCGGCAGCCTCCAGTTTCTCAGCGAGTTCCTTGGCCTGATCGATGTCGCCCATGCCGAAGCGGGCCTCAACAGCGGTCTTCACAAGGCTTCCGTAGCCGTTCTTCTCCAGCCACTCGTATGCCTCTTCCTTGTGGTCAGCGTCGATCTTGCCAATGTAGATCGGCTTGATCCTCACCGTGCGGCCGTTTTTCAGCGTGAACTCTTTGATGTTGAGTTCATCCATCAGCGCAGGCATGTCCCGCTCTGACAGGATAGTGAGCTTTTCGCTCAGGTCTTTTGCCTTGGCGTTGAGCTCTGCAATCTGCGCCTCAAGAGCCTCTATCTCTGAGGCCATGGCCGATGCCCGCCCAAGCCCCTCGAGAGTAGGCTTTGTGAGCGCAGCGGCCTCAGACAGCAGTGCTGAAATATCGTCCATGAAGGTCTCCCCTAGTTAGGCGTAATTTACCTGCAAACAAGCAGGAAGTCAACCGGCCGTGTCAATTACCAGGGCGATCGCCCCACAGCCGTGAGGATATAGCAGACCAGCCGGTCGCAGCCGGAGCGAGATCCGCTATATCCACCAGTATATGGCCCTTGCCATCCGTCCGATTCAAGTCGCAACGCGAAAGAATGGCGGCCGCTCGGTACAGCTTCGGCGGCGATTTCATGTCAGTGCCAACCATGAACCACATATTCGGCAGGCCGTACAGCAGCTGCTCTCGTCCCCACACCATCTGGGTGCCGCGCACCTTGATCAGGTTGCCCTTGCGGATCTTGTTCTCGATCCAGTGCCCAAGGCAATTCGTTGTGAGATGCACGTCGAATATCCCCGACGAGATTGAGTTCTCGATTCTCGTGTAGGAGCCCGGAATATGCTGCTTCTCCAGATCGTAAAGATCAGACTCTTTCACCCGTGCGCCTCCGACCAGTTCTTGCCTACGCCGGCATCGATCCTGTTTGGCACAGCAATCGGCAGCGCGTTCTCCATCAGCTCCGCAAGCACTTTTGCTTCGCTGTGTTCGACGATGTTGTAGTTGTTCTCGTCGTGGTTGGACAACAGCGGGATCTTGCCCAGTTCCCGGTAGACTACGATCATCGCCATCTTGATCATGTCCGCGCCACTACCCTGCAGGATGCGGTTCAATGCCTTGTGAGTGTACTGCCGCCGAGTAGAGCCACTGTAGTGCTTGAAGCGGCTCCTGCGGCCCATGAGTGTGCGCACGTACCCGCGCTTCTCCGCGACAGCTTTTGCCTTGTTGGCGGTCGGTAGCACGAAGGGCATCATTGCGTTGTACTTGTCCAGCAGCACCTCCGCCTCCTGCAGAGGCAGACCGAGTGACTCCGCGAGCTTTGGGACACCCATTCCGTAGCAGTTGGATACGAGCACGTTGCTACATGTAAACCTATGGCGTGGGCCTGCGTTCAGCAGGTCGTATACCCGAGTTCTGCCAGTCGCGCCCGTAGCCTCGCCGCGCCCTTTGTCCCCAAGCGGACTGTGTTCCTCGCCTGCGCAACGATCTGCTCTCCCGTGTAGCCCTGTTTCGCGAGTTTCAGAGTCCGTGATAGGGAGTACGGGCTTGGCCAATCGGCCAGAAGACGCGGCGTGCCACCAACGAGCAAATACACCGTGCTCCTCTTGTTCAGGTTGTTTCTTCGGCGTGTGGTCAATCGAAGGTTCCCAGGAGAGTAGTCCCCTTCGTTGTTCACCCTGTCGAAATCCATGCCTTTGAAGGAGTCCGACGGGTAAGTCTCCAGCGCCCATCGCACGAAATGCTCCCGCGACAGAAACAGCACACGTACCCCTCTGCCCCGATAGTTCGGCGAGGACTTGTGTGTATCTGTCCTGCAGCGCTGAACCATAGCGTCGTACCGCTTCCCCAACAGTGCTGCCCGTGAGTCGAAGAACTTTTGCCCTTGCGTACAGGAGCACTTCTTCGACTTTCCTCCGAGCAGATTGTCCACGTAATAGGTTTTCCGTTGGGAGCAGGCTGTGCACTCCCCCTCTATCTTCCGATAGCGGCCGTCCAGTCGGAGAGTCTGGTAGTCCAGGCGAAGCGTCGACAAGGACAATTGCTGTAGCTTCGTCGCCACTTCGGACAAGGGTATAGCCCGAGGATGCCGCTTCCCTGAGCGAAATCTTCCCTCGTTCGTGCGTCCAGACCTCGTGTTCTGGGGTTGCGCAGAGGCCACCATAGGTCATCCACTCCTTAACGCCTTTGCACACTAGGCCCTCATGTTGCACCCAGTCTACCCCATCCCATACCTTATGTTCCAGCTTGACGTCCTCGATAGGGACCAGCCCCTTATCCGTCAGCACCCGCTGCCCTTCCGCGATGCACAGCCCGAGGCCAATGGTCTTGGCTTGCCGCTTCGGTGTCGCGCACAGATCCGCGCACAGCTGGTGCATATCCAGCAGAGGGTCCACGCGGTACCGCTCCACCATTTCCGCCGCTCCAGGCGACTTCAATAGGTGCGCGAAATGCACAAGCAGCCGAGGCTCCTGTGAACGGAAATCGCCGCTGAACCACAGGCCATCATCCGGCAGGAACAGGCCGCGCATGGCGGGGCCGTAGTACTTATCGCGGGCAGGGATCTGCTGCAAATTCGGCTGAGAGCTGGACAGTCGGCCGCTGCGCGTGCCGTCGTCGTCGCTGCGCATCTGGTGGAAGTTCGCGTGTAGCCGGCCGTTGATCTGGTACTTGAGCAGGCTGCCCTCGATGAAGTCCCTGCGCATCTTGGAGACCTTGCGGGCATCTGCCATGAGCGACAACGCTTCATCAGGGCTCGCGGCCAGCCACTCATTCGAGAATGACGGGTTGCCTTTTTCCGTTCGAGGATAAACGATTCCTCGCCTGTCACAGTACTGGGCCAACTGCTTACCAGACCAGATGTCCACCTTCATGCCGCCAACCGATGCGCGGATATCCGCCATGTACCCGTCTTCACGGGCCTTCCACTCTTGGTTCAGCAGCTCGGTCTTCTCGAGATCGATACGCACGCCTTGCTTGCGCATCGCATAGATGATCGGCATCAGCGCCGTCTCCATGTCGAACACCCTGACAAGGTCTTCCGCCTCGAGCAGCGGGTACTGTTTATCGAACACCTGAAGAGAGCGCAGCGCATCCATTTCAGCGTAGGGGCCAACGAACTTCGCCGGCAGCTGCCACAAGCCCCCCTTCGGATCGACACCGAAGGCGGCAGCCGCGTCGAGCAGCAGCGCCTCGTCCTTACCCACGCCAAGGTAGTGCTTCGCGAGCACGTCCAGCTTGTAGCCCCCTGCACGCTCCTCATCGAGAAGCGGCTCAGCAACCTGTATGTCAAGCCACCGGCCGCCGACAGTGATGCCGTAGTGATCGAGAATCTCGATGTCGTAGGGCAGGTTGGCCCCGACGTAGTCCCTGTCAGCCTTGAGCGTGTCCTTCAGCCAACTGTAGACGTCCCATGTGCAATTACCGTCAGGATGTTCCGTGGGGAAGTACCACGCCTGATCGTCAGTCGCCAAGCTGATCCCGACGCAGTTGGCTTTGCCATGGCGAATACCAGGGCCAAACGTGAGCAGTCCGGGGTCTTTGGTCTCCGTGTCGAGGCCAAGCCGTTTGGCACCGGACAGGTTTGGCGGTTCCTTTGGAGCCCGCCAATCAGAATCGGGAATAAACAGGGGAAGGGTGTAGTCGGACGGGGACACTGCAGGCATCAGTCTTTACCCTCAAGAAGCTGGAGCAGCTCTGGCTTTTGTTTCACGAGCCAATCGGATATGTGGATGCACATGCTGTCCTTGCAGAACTCCATCTGCGACTTCGGAACCCACACGGGTTCCTCAAGCGCATCCAGCTTGAAGAGAACAGCCTTGGCACTGGTGTGCCGGACCTCTTCGACACGGAACTCGTGGTACTCCTCTTTCCGTTTGGCCACTACTTTCTCCTCAACAGCGACACCCGCTTACGCGGGGCGACGGGCTTGCCGGCAGCGTCGACGATCTGCAGGACGTTCTGGTCCTGCAAGTATCTCTGGTGCTTGCTCAGCACAGAACTGGGGCGCACGGACATCTGTGGCCGCTTCCGTCGCAGCATGGTCGTGAACTTGCGGACCATGTCTTCTCGAGACATCCGCCCGCCAGCAGCAATCAAGATATCCAGGATCCATCCGTGAATGTTGTCACCGGGGACGACGCGCTCCGGGTCAACAAGCAACCGATAGACTGCAGCCCGCTTTCTTATTTTTGTTTTTTGGGTCATGCCTCACGCTCAAAAGTCCGTGTCAGTGTCCCGCTCGGTGTAGCGACCGCGGTACTCGTTCAGTTCGTCGTAGCGCCGTCCGCCATCCTTGTCCTTGCGGATGGTTCCCTCGAAGGCGCCGAGCTCGTCATACAGGCGGATATCCCCGTCCTTGTTCTTCTGGTACGAGCCGCTGTACTTGCCCAAGTTGTCGTAGCGCCGGCCGGTTTCTGCTGCCTGAGAGCAGCGCGGTGATATCAGGAGCAAGAGCAAGAGCATCACCATGGTAAATCCGAGCATCACCTTATCCATTAAGGTACTCCTGTCTGTAGTCACTAGGCGTAACTGGGGCAGTCCACGCAGCAATCGGCATGGCCAACTGCGCAAGCAGCCGCTCAGAGAGATCAGCAAGGCTGCCGAAATTCTCGATGACGATGTCCCCCGGCCCGCCGATGCCTGCCTCTGAAGCGTGCGCGTCCTGCACCAGCCCCGGCCGCTTGATCTCCACGACTACTCCGCCCTTCCCACGAATCCAGGCTGCCTCGTTCGGGAAGCGGATATCCGTGATGATAAGGGGTAGCCACTTATTGAATCTCCGATCTGCCGACGCGGCTGCTGCGTGAAGCCAGATGTCCTGTGACACCATCCTTCGGCCCCACTCTGTCCCGAGCGTCTGCGCCAGATGCCGTGGGCTCACACCAAGAGACGGGAGCACGGCTTCCTTCCATTCGCGGTTCTCCCAGTCGCTGTCCCTGAACCCGAACAGATCATTCAGCGCGGACTTGATCGGGCTGGCCAAGGCGAGGCGGTTGCCGGGGCAGTCCCGCAACAGTAGCGTTGCTGCCGTATCCTTGCCGCAGCCTGCCAGTCCGGTAAGCCCGATCAAGCGCCACTTCAGCACGTGCGAGTAGGTCGCGTTCCCGCCAATACCCATCCCGTTACTTCCGCTCTTTGACAGTCGTCGCCTTGTTCTCGTCAGCGAACTTCGGCGTGACGTACTTGCCTGTCACGGCACTGCGGGCTTTGCCCACCTTTTTCTTTTTCTTTCCGGCAGTCTTTTTTGTCGCCACGTTTTGGCCCTCCTCATGGGTGTTACTTTCGACCAGCTGCTGATACCCGACGAGCAGGTTCAGCAGATACCTGTACATCCTCTTCAGCATCGAGCAGCTCCTCCACTCTGGGCCTTAACCCGCCCTTGATACGGTTTACGGCGATCGCTGCTGGGACTTTCCTCCCAGTCAGCTGCTCCCAGCGTATCCACCAAGGACGTTGGTAAGGGTGCCGTTGCAGCTGCGGGCATTTAGCCTGCATCAGCAGGCTTCGGCCCACAGACAACCAGCTTGCCTTCGTACATGCCAAGCCACGGTTTATTGGACTCAACCTTGTCACACGTCACGCCCAGGGGGACGTCGGAAGTGCGAACGAACCGAGGGCCGGCCTTGGTGATCTTCAGCCGCAGGGCAGTCGTGCGTATCGTCACCATGGTCGGTGCATTCGGGGTGGGCGCGACAAAGACTTTCATGCCGTTGGCAGGAGCCGACTCTTTGCCGAAGCCATTGGTTACGGTCACGTTGACGCAGGTATTGGCATCGACAACGTCAGGGACCGTCGCAGCCGTGACACCCGCGGCCAGCGTCACGGTACCTGCCGGCGGCAGAACCAACGCGCCATTCAAGCAGGGGCCATGAGAAATCTTCGAGCTGGCCAGCGCCCCTTTGCCCGTGGCGGGGATCGTCGTACCATCGGTATTCTGAGTCGGGTACGTGAAGGACACGTCGGCAGCCATGGCGGTGGCCGCGGCTACAAGCAGGACAACGGCGGTAAGGGTGCGAGCGATGTTCATGGTCTCTCCTCCAAAATATAAGTCAAGCAGCTGAACCAATAATGCCGACGCAGTATAGCCATTGGCTTACCGGAAAACAACCCCTATTTACCGGAAAATAAAGCTGGCTTTCTCTGCGAAGAGTGTGCTAGATTCTTCGACCCGCAGAACATGACACAGGAACCACAACGTGGTCGCAACAAACTGGGTACAGCAAGCAGAAGTAATTGCGCACCACTACGGTAAGGGGAAGGAGACTGCACTAGCAGACGGCAGCTGGCACACACTCTGCCCAATACATGGCGACAGTGGAACCCCTAACCTGCATGTCACGCCCACCGAGAAAAGCATCCTCTTACATTGCCACGCCTGCGGAGATACAAACAAGCCTGAACTGATCAAAGCCGTCTCGGCTGAGTTCAAGATCAGCGACAAGGCAGCCGTAAATAGACAGCGGAACCTGAAAAAGGACCAGCGCGGGACATGGATCAACCCCGTCCCTTCAAACGCTCCGTCGATACTTCGAGAGTGCTACCTCAATAAGGTGCATGGCTCCCGCGCCCCGGACATGCTGTGGGCCTACCTGAACCAGAACAAGGAAGTGATCCTGTTCAACGCCCGGTTCAACGTGCAGGAACCGGATGGCAAGACGTCGAAGATCTACCGCCGCCTGGCGCTGTACACCCCGATCGGCGAGCCCGAAAACATGGTCTGGTCGTGGTACGGCCCGGACACAGAGCTTCCGCTCTACGGCCTCGAGCAGCTGATCGACGATTGGTGGACGCGGCTTATCCTGCTGGTCGAAGGGGAGAAAGCCGCTGACGCTGCGCGGATCCACTTCCCTGACGCCGTCGTCATTGCATTTCCCGGTGGGGCCAACAACTACAACAGAATAAATTGGGAGCCATTACTGGGCGGGAAGCTGGTCACGCAAGCGACCCTCTGGCCTGACAATGACAAGGCCGGCCACGCGATGGCCCACGGCGCCCAGAGCCTGAGCACGTTCCTGCTCAAGCGCGGCGTGAAGGTCAAGGTCGTGCCGGTGTTCGAGCAGAAGGCCCTGCCGAACAAGTGGGATCTCGCGGATGATCTGCCCGAGCACTGGGGCGAGGAGCAGCTTCAGTCGCTGCTGGACAAAGCAGAGTTTGCGGAAGTCGGCGAGACCGCCCGTGTCAGCCAGTACTGCGCCACGCTCAAGAGCCAGGCTCTCAGCACGCAGGAGTTCCTCCACAAAAGCAAACTGTCCTGCGAAACGCACGCCGAAGCAAAAGACTCCCAGTGCAAGCGATGCCTGCAGTTCAAGCGCGTCGACTGCCCGGACGACATCAACTACGTGAGCGATATGCAGCTCGACTGGCTGTACGTCACCCGCCACAAGACGTTCTTCAACGTCCGCACCAAGGAAGAGCTCGACCAGCAGGCGTTCAATTCCCTGTGGGCCTCCTCGCCAAACCACACGCTCAACGGCCCGATGGCCGCGGCCAGCACGATGCTAAATGACCCGCTGACGTCCAAGGTCTACGACCACACCTATCGGCCAAATGGCACGCTGATCGTCACGGACGAGAGCGGGCAAAAGCGGCTCAACGCGTGGCAAGGGTTCGCCCTCACGCCAATCTACGACGTTACGCCCGCCCCATGGCTCGAGCTGATCGAGTACCTGATCACCGACCTGGAAATCCGGGAGCATATCCTCAACTGGATGGCCTTCCTGATTCAGTACCCTGAGAGGAAAGTGAACCACGGCCTGCTGCTGATCAGTACCACGCAGGGTGTTGGCAAGGACACGCTCATCGAACCGCTGCGCGAGATCTTCGGCAACGGGAATAGCCGGGACATCACCAGCCGAAACCTGGATTCAAGTTTCAACGAATACTTGCTGCAGACAAAACTGCTTGTCATTAGTGAACTGGACACGATCGGCCACCGCAACAGCACGTACGACTACATGAAGCCGCTGCTGGCTGCGCCGCCGACCAAGCTGAACATCAACGTCAAGGGCATGAAGCAAATCGAGATCGACAATCTCGTGCAGGTCATCGCCTTCTCCAACAAGGATGTCCCGGTTGCCATCGAGGACACGGACAGGCGCCTGCTGATCTACGACATACCGCACACTCAGGATCAGCGGTGGTCGTCCGATCAGTTCCAGTCGTACTACGCGTGGCTCCGCAATGGTGGTGCCCGCGAGGTCTTCGGCTGGCTGGCACAGCGCGACGTCAGCGCCTTCGACGCCAGCGCCCCGGCACCGCACACTGAAGCGAAGACGAGAATGGCAGAGGGTGCCGACACCCGCACTGCGTTCATCCTGGATATGATCAGAAACTTCGCGCCGCCGTTCCATCAGGATCTGCTGAGCACAGCGGACATGATGGAATTCCTGCGCGACGAGTACGGCAGCCGCGTGCGCCTGCCCTCGCTTGAACGGGCGCTCTCCCGCTACGACAGCGGCAGGCTGATCAAGCGCCTGCGAATAGGCACCGAGAGGGTCACCCTGTTCGCCTGCCGGCACCACAAGTTCTGGGATAAGCAGTCCGACGAAACGCTGAAGCGGGCCTATCAGGGGAGCTGGTCGGATATGCGCCCAGCAGGCGCGGACGAGAACAAGCCGCCACCGGTCCCCGGCCCGAAGACCGAAGGTTTCGAGAAGTTCTAGTTGATCTCCAGCGGGTTCGCAGGGCCGGGATACTCCTCCAGCAAGGCCCGCGTTATGCCCTCGGCCAGCAGCTTGTGCAGGTAAACGAGGTCCACAAGATCGTAGGCGGTCTCGAGGATCGTCGCCATATTCCGAATGTCCGTCGGCACGCAGTACGTGATCTGCGGATCGCCTGGACCTGGTAATGGCTCGACGCGCACAGCAACTTCGACCTTGTCATTCATGGGGCACCCGTGGTAGGTTGATTACGTGTAAAGTTTCCCGACACCTGTGATATGCCCGCCATCAAGCCCTTTCGGACCCCGTGGGAAGCTGCTCAGGCGCTGGTCGAAGAGCACGCTTTCACGAAGTACGGCATCAAGGATGCCGACCCGCTGCGCGTGGTCACGGACATGGTTTTTGCCGAGTCGACCCCGGTTGTCGGTGAAGACGGCGAGGTCCACTGGATAGGGCCATCGCCAGAGCTCCGGCTGAACGCCGCGAAGACTCTCCTCAAGTACACGCGGCCCGAAGTTCGGGCTGTGCACATGCACGTCGAGGGCAATGTCGAAGTGGATCATACCCACCGCGTAGAGGCAATCCAGGCCAAGAACAAGGCCCGAAACCTCCTGGAATTGATCGGTGCCGCGAAGTACACGTCAGGTGCCAAAGCGGCCGAAGAAGCTGCGGAGCTGGAGCATCTCCCGACGGATGTGGTCCCGCATTGATGGTTGCACCCGATCGTTGACCTCTGCCAGCCCGACACGGTAGCGCCGAGTCTGCCAGCGGAGCAGGTTCTCCCGGTTCTTGATCTCCAGCGCTGACAGCGGAGCAGGAAGAAACGCCTCTTCCCGCTCTGCTGCCTCACGCGCTCGCTCCCGCAACACGTCAGCGTAATTGGACATCGGTCCTCCTACTTCTGAAAGCACTTCCGCTTGGCGCGATTCTTCTCGAGAACGGCCACTTTGTCCAGCGGGCCTTCGAGCGCTTTCCGCTCAGCCGCCGTCAGGCTGGCCACGCGAAGCTCGAGCAGCGCCAGCGCAGTGTCCGGCATCCGTCGGAACGCGGGCATATCCGGTTCTGACAACCAGTTCTTGACCGCGTAGCACTGGCCATTCGGAGCGATCCGGTGGTTAACCAGGCGGGCCACGTCACGCCGACCGAGGCCATGCTCGTCCATGATCTCCCGCAGCCGATCGTTGTTCGTCTTACCCTCGCGCTTTTGCTTTTTCTTCGTCGCCATCAGTGGTTACCTCGCTAAGTATCTGTTCAACCTTGCCTGCCAGCCATGCTGCAGGAACCTTGCTCCAGTCCGTTCCGTCGCAGGCGTCAATCGCCCGCCACGCTCTCTTCGGCTTCACCGGAGCCCTCATCACCAGCGCCCGTATAAGCCGCCCGCTGTCCATTACAAGCCAAAGGCGGTACTTGTCTGTCGTCGGACTGATCGCGTGAACTGAGCAGATCCCGCCGACGTCTGGCGTGTATGGAAGTATCGTGTAGCCGAGTTTCTTCCACGGTTTCAAAACAGGCGCATTACGGATGTCCATCGAATCCCCTCATGTGGAATACCCTGTATACCACACCTGAAGACTTCCGCTACTCACTTCCAGGCGGGATGACCTTCCAGATCGCCACAACAGGCCAGCGGGACGCCGGGTGCTTCACGGTGACTTCCGAAGGCTCGCGGTTCTTTGAGCAGGCCACCTTGCCGCCGCCACAAGCCACGAAGTGCGTCGGGGTCACCGCGAGATACGCCCCGCCATCGCTCATCCAGTCCGTCACCGCCCAGAGCAGCGTCGGTCGACTGGCGGGATCGAACAGCTTGTACCGCTCCACCCGCCAGCCAACGTCCTCGAGCACCCGGATAATGTCCAGGGGCTGCGTGTACTCCGGGTGGCGCGACGGGCCACACAACTCCAAGCGAGCCATCGCCTCGTCGGTGGTGATGCCCAGCAGCGCAGACAAGGCTGCTGGGCCGCACCACTTGGTCGTCCCCGTGATGGGGGACAAATTGTGAATCATTAGCGCTCTTCCCGGTCGTCGATGTCGTCGTCACGCTCGTGATCGTCCTCGGGCTGCCCTTCGTAGATCTCGTCGGTGATCATCTCCTCGGCGCGTTTACAAACCGACATAGGCAGATCAAAAAAGTCGATCACCCAACGCATCCCTAGGAAGCCGACATGGGCCACTTTATCGATCTCGAACTCCGCCGCCTCTTCCGGGTAGCAGTTGTTCGGATCGCCCTGCGTCTTCGCAGGACGACCCCGCGACGTGACCGTGTACCCGACGAAGACATCGAGTTCGACCTCGTTGCCAAGCATATCGTGGCTGACGTACAGCTTTACAACGCCCTTGTCACTCATCCTGACGGTCCTCCGCACACTACCCACTCCCACCCTATCTCCTCGTACCATGCCACCACCGTGGCCCCTGAGACGTCGCAAGCAGCGTCCACCGAGGGATGGTCGCCATCTGTCATGCGGTAGTACTGCTCGAATATCTCGATCGCCGTGCCGCGCTTCATGGCCAGCGGCGCTGGATCGTCGACCAGCGGCTCCGCCTTGTACACTGGCCTAAGCCGCATCGGGCTTATCCTCCTCAAGGAAGAACGCCCCCGGCCCATTGCCTTCGTCGTCCTGCGACAGGATAAGCACCATGGAGACGCCGCTCTTGCACTTGATCCTGAAGCCGTAGAAGCCCTCGCCTGCATCGACGAGATTGGTGATCGTGCCGCCGACCAGCGGCCTCAGCTGCTTGAGATAGAACTGCGCGTTGTCTTCCTCGTAGCCCATGTTGCGTCTCCTGTGTGTGTTGCCAATGAGCCCACTATAGGGCAATCAGAGGCTACTGTCAACGATTTCCAGGCAGGTACTCACCCATGCCGCGACGATTCGGCCCCGGCGCAAAGCCCGCGAACTTGCCGTCCTTGATCAGGATCTCGTCGAGCTGGCCCTCGCTGTCGAAGTAGAACAGCCTGCGGCCCGGAGTCAGTATCTCACTGCCCACCAGCGCCTTGACAACAGTCTCTGCGTCGTTGGTCACGGACATATTTGATGGCCCGCCGACATCCTCGATATACAGCGGTTTCCCCGGCTCGTCCCTGACAATGTTGTATCGCGACCGACTCACTTTTTCACCCCCTTTGACTTGACCTTCGGCGTCGCCTGAAACACCCGCTTGCGCTCCAGATGCACGCCCACCATTTCTCCGCCGTGGCGCACTCGGTACTCGACGAACTCCCAGCGGGCGAGGTTCCCCGGTCGGAACTGCCCACCGGCATCCGCCAGCGTGATGGTTCCAGGGATCAGCGGCCCAAGCGCGGTGATATTGCCGTCACTGCCGACAGTGAGGGTGTACTCCTCGCCGACTCTGGCGTGCTTGTCCTTCACCAACCAGCACTCGGTATCAGTGATCCGATAGACGGAGTGCACCTTCGGCTTGTTGGTGTTGAGCGCGAGAACTTCCCGGTACTTCATGCGCCGTTCTCCGGGTAAAAGACCGCGTCCCACCGTTTTGAGAAGTCGCGAAGCCACGACTGCTGCTGGGGACTCAATCGAGGATCATTAAAGTGCTCGTCGGCGCTGCCCAGCTTGAGGCCCACGTTCTCGCAAAAAGTGTGATACTCATCGGTCAGTTCATCGGTAGCCGCAAGCTCGTACTCTTTCATGGCGCCCTTGAGCCACGCCATCGACTGGCCCAGCACCTGGATGTCCTGCTGCAGCTTCGCGCTTGCTTGCTCGCTCATCCCGTAGCTGTTGGTCTTGCCGCTGTACGCCTCAAGCAGCGCCATATCCGCGAGCCCCGTCAGCTCCCTGAGCACAGCAATAGGCAGCGGCGCTGTAACGTGTATCATGTCCATCACTTCCCCTCCGGTACAAAAACATAGACAAGGGACAAACAGCCCGCCCATACGGCGGCAATGTCCCACCCGAGCATGAGGAACAGTATCCCCAGCAGCGCGAAGATCGCCCAGCTGCTCATGTGCTGAGCGCCACAGGCGTAACCGTCACGAGGAAGCTGCGGAATACGCGTCGGTCATACGGATCTGGCGTCGAGACCGTGAAGTCGCTCTCGCCAAAGCCGTCGAACGAAGAGATCTCCTCCTCGATCTCGCGCTTCAGTGCCCACTCGACCGCCCGATCCTCGTTGACGATATCCCCGTCCTCGTTCATCTCCGCCTTGAACGCGGTCACCCAGTCCTTGGTGCCGACCTCTTCCAGAGCGATTACTGTTGCGATGATCATGTTGCCCCTCCTGTATTTGATTCAGCGAGTGTACCAGATGCGCTGACTGCTGTCAACAGGGTCCGTAGACCGCAATCTTGACAATGATCGCGACGCCAGCCATCGGGTCGCCGGGGTATACCCCGTGTATCAGGGACGTGCTGACCGTCCGCCCCTTCCGCTTGGCTATAACGTGTGCGTCCTTCATCAGCCGCCGCGCCCTCTCCGGCTGCCAAGCCATTTCCAGGAGCACAGCCCCATTCTCAGCTTCAGCAATCCGCTCCGTCAGGCCGATCATATGATCGTCTCATAGCCGCGTGACTCTGCCTCGGCGATAGCCGCCCGCTTCACACCGGCCTCCATGCGCCTGAGCAGGTTGCGGGCCTTGAGCTGCAGACGGATCCTCGAGCCGGAGTCCTCCGCCGCCTGCAGCCTGTCCATCGTGTCCACGTAGTCGCGTGCCACCGGGTACTCCGTCCAGTCAACGTAGGTGTTCGCCATCTCGTTCCCTCCTCAAATCCAGGAATTGCCCCCTTCGGTCTAGCCGCCGAACGCACGGAGGACCGTGGCCGACATGAAGCACATCCGATTGCCCGCCGCGTCCCGGCCCACGAACGGGTACTTTCCGGCACGGGGGCGCACACCACACAACGTGTATTCCCTGCCTTGGTACTTGAACACCCGGCCGTAGTCACTCGGTTGCACGCCGTACAACCGGGCGGCCCGCTCGAACTCTTCGCGCTCTTTTTCCTCGATGCCACCGGCCACCGCGAACGTCACCTTCGGCGTGAAGGTGTGGTCGTCGAACTTGCCGCCATCGCTCGTCACATCAAGGCCGTGCGCCGAGAACACGTCACGAAGCGCCTTCTGTGTGATTTTGGAAATCTCCTGCGCCGTGGCGCGATCCATCTTGGTGAACTGTTGTCCTGATTCCATGGTCTGTCTCCCCTTGTGTTCAGATAAAAAAGTGGGTCATGTTCGTTGTCGATGAGGGCACTATAGGACAATCACAGGCTCTTGTCAATAGCGATCAGCCAATTCCAGGCACTACCGCGACGGGATCGGCCCCACCCGGTCGCTGTGGAATACCTCCCGCGCCAGCTGCTTCACGAAGCCATTGAAGTCCTCCCGCTCAATCCGCCTGTCCCTCATCTCGTCGCCCTCCGCGTAGTCATCGGTCGACTCCAGCCGTGAGAACGTGGCGGTATACCGAGCCATATCCGGGGACTCCCGATCCGCCCGGACAGCCCCGGCGATCCAGACGTCGCAGGCCACCACCGTATTCGGCCCAAGCCGCACCGTGCGCGTGAAGTGGGCACTGGCGTCGTTGTGCCACGTGTAGTCGTGAAAGCCCAGCAGCAGGAGCAGTATCTCCTCGACATGGTCGTACGTTGGCGGCCACTCGTTCTTCCAGCCGGTGCCTTGGGAGAGCAGGGCATCGCGCTCCGCTTGCACCGTGTACAGGTCTTCGACCACGCGCATGAGCGTTACCTGATCGTGCATGGTGAGAATTGTCGCCGCTGCACGGGCAATATCGTGGTCTTCTGCTTTGCGTACGGCGGTGGTCATGGCTGTGTTCCCCTTGTGGTTGGCTGCTTTGATTGAGTGAATATACAGAAGTCACTGCTGGCTGTCAATAGGCTTGCAGATGTTCCTCCAGCTGGTTTCAACTGTGAAGCGCACCTCGCCCTCTTTGTTGGTGAGCCCAGCCTCTCGGCGAAAGGCCACGAAGCGGCCCTGATCGTCGTACCAGTCCCCCGCCAGCGACCACCAGTACAGGCCGTCCTTGGTGCGGCCCATGATTCTGGCCTCGCTCCCATCATTGCGGGTGTACGCGCCCACCTCGATCTGTAGCGGCTGGCTCTGCATTCGATTCCCCTTGTGTGTTGACTCGATTTGGCGAATGTACAGGAGTCATTGGTGGCTGTCAATGGACCGCGGCCTGGAAGTGCCGTGAGGGTGACAGGAAGGTCAACTCCAGGGGCGCAGGCACGCGGTACGGGATGCGCGGATCAAGGCCCGACTTGTGCATGAAGTCGGCCATCTGCTGCGTCGTCAGCCCAACGTGAGCAGGCGTCTCGCCGATCGCTCTGGCGATACACATCGGGTGGACCACGGCGCCCGTGAGGGGGTCATAGAGCCGCCAACGGCGAGGGTCTGGCGTCAGCCCGCGCCGGTACTCGCACAGCGCCTGAGTGGCCGTCTGACGGGGTCTCGCCAACGGACAGGACATCGCCACGGAGAGCTTGAGAGCGGCCGCGAAATTGCGAATGCGGCACTCCTGAGACTCCGCATCAATGTCGAAAAAGGTACTTCGCCAGCAGTGGTACTCCTCCGTGAGGAGCAGCACCAGCAGCTTGTGTGTCGGCCACTTGCGGCAGAGCAGAGAGCCGTCGGCATTGTGGACGGTCCACAGCAGCGTGGAGAGCGGGCGGTCGCGAGTGGTCAGGCGCTTCACGCGTCGCCGGACGGTGTCGGCTTGGCGGGTGGCTTTGGCCGCGGCCAGCTTGAGGGGTAGAGGCAGCTGCTTGCGGGGGTTGTCGAGCCGCCAGTGGAGGACCGCGGCGTTGGCTGCAGCGAGTGCTTGCTCGAGGCTGTCGAGTTCCAGGCCGTGGGTCGAGGCGATGTGCTTGGGCGGCGGGATAGGGCAGGTCGCGTACCTCCGGCGATGCTTCTGGAGCAGGTAGCGGATGCGCTGGACGGGCTTGGTTTGGCGTGAAACGTCGATACCGGACATGAAATTCCCCTTTGCGTTTAAGAAAGCTGGCCAAATTCGTCATTGTTGGGCGGTGACAGGCAGGTGACCGTGTCCACTTCTGAGAAGTTATATATCAGGGACTTACTGCTGGTCAAGGGGTATGGGGGTAAAACGAATCGCTGGGTAAAATCTTCTCTGGAACAAATGCTGCAATACAGTGATTACATAATGCACCATATTCTGGTGCGCTCAAGTGTCTAAATATTATTACCATAGATTGAAGCTGTGCCAATACCCCTTGACCAGCAATAAGCCATTGATCCTTCTACTCGCAGAAGTGGACACGGTCACCTGCCGGTCACCGCCCAGCGATGTCATTTTTGGCCAGAGGCGGCTTTTCGAGTTTCGAATTGCCAATTCGCCAAAAAATTGGCGCGGAATAAAAACGAGCGTCATTACGCCTGGAAATCGGCCGACCAGAACTCGGCCATGGGGATTTTTCCTCACGTCCTCGGGCGGCGGTCGGAGCTCCCCGGACGGTGCCGCATCGCAGCGAAATCCAGGCGAGCGCGGGCCTCCCGGCGCCACTTCCAGGCGAAAAACCGTAGACAATAGTCGCTGACTGTGCTAATCGGCCGATGATCCTTTTGGCAGATGTACGCTCCCCGAGGTTAGCGGAGTCGCTGGCCACTGTCAACTGTTTTCCCCCTGGTTTTGGCGGGCGGCGGCTGGATCCAGGCCCTGGTTATCGGCCCATTGCCCACCACACTCGGCCCACCGCGTCAAGGTTTATTCGCCTGGATATTGGCCCGCGAATCTACCTTCGAGTTCCAGGCCCTGGATATTGGAAACCAGGCCCTGGACGGGAGCAGCCGGCAGCTTCCAGGCCGGTGGCCTATTGACAGTGTTCGCTGGCTTCTATATAGTTCGCTCACCCTATCAACACAAGGACTGCAGCAATGGCCCAGCCGCTTGGTTACATACTCTATGAAGGCCCGTCAGAATTGGACGGTGCGCCGATCGTGGTTATCGCCACGGGGTTCCGGGTCTCTTCCAAAAACCGGAAGACCGGCGCCATGATTCAGGCCTATATCCTTCGGTCGGATATCGCGCCGATGGCTGCTATTCACGCGGGCAAGGACAGTTCAATCTGTGGCCAGTGTCCGCACCGGGGCGCGGCTGGCGATGGTTCTGGCCGGTCGTGCTACGTCACGGTAGGGCAGGGGCCGACAGCTGTTTACAGGGCGTACAGGGCGGGGAAGTACGCGCCGCGACCGTCGCACACTGTCTTCAATGGGCGATTTGTTCGGCTTGGTACGTACGGTGACCCTGCCGCCGCGCCTATCGATGTATGGAAGATGGCCACCTATGCCGCTTCAGGCTGGACTGGCTACACCCATCAATGGCGGACGGCGGATAACCTGAAGCCCTACGTTATGGCCAGTGTGGACAACATCTCTGAAGCAACAGAAGCGACGGGCGCGGGCTGGCGTACCTTTCGTGTTGCCATGCCAAGGGATGCAGCGCGGATCCTGAATGAAGCGGTTTGCCCGGCCTCAGAAGAAGCGGGCCGCAAGCTGACGTGCCTGGATTGTCGCGCCTGCAGCGGGGTGAAGACCGGGCGCCGGGGTTCGATTGTGATCAAGGCCCACGGCGGAACGGCGGTCATGGCTGCAGTTAACCGCATGGCGCTCGCATAATTCGAATTGTTGAATCGGGGGAAAATCGCGCTGGAATAAAATGGCTGGACATTAGCAAGTCAAGGGTGGGGCGCCCCGTTCGGCCTGGAGATGGCCGGGCGGGGATGTTCCACGTGGAACAGGCGGGACGCGTGCAGGCCGCACGCAGGGATAGGCTCCACTAGCTTACCGGGGTCGCTGGCCCTTGTCAAGCGTTTTCTCCCTGGTTTTGGGGCAGGTAAATCCAGGCCCTGGAAGTGGCGAATCAAATCCAGGCCCTGGAAGTGGCGGCTGCTGGGCAAATCCAGGGCGACAGGTGTTGACGGTGGGCTGTGACTCCTATATTGTGGCTTCACCCTAACAGCACGGAGACGCCCACATGGTCAAGAATAACCTGACTGCTCTGCTCGCCCTGAATGTCGGCCGCATCCCGATGGGTGCCGAGATCCTCGCCTTCAGCGTCAAACAGGATGGTGGCCGTAGCACGGGCTACGCGCTGGCATGGCTGCCGGACAACAACGTGACGCCGTACGTCACTTGGATGTTCTCGGGCACCGACCCGGAGACGAGCGGGTTTTGCTTCGGCCACTACATCACAGATCTGGGCGATGCCCGGAAGGACTAC